GCTATTAAGAAGTCAAAGAAGGATAAGAACACTCCATTCTTTTAGGGGGTATCGTAATGACACATAAGACATGTAGTAAGTGTAAACAAATACAACCAGATTCTGAATTTTATCTATATCATGGAAAACCAAGATCTCAATGTAAATCTTGTACAAAAGATTATCTAGCTAAAACAAAAGAATCTAGATCTTTATATCATAAAAAGTATTATGTAAAAACTAGAGAGCATAAGCTTGAAAAAACTCACATCAATTATGAGAAAAATAAAGATCTCAGAAAACAACAAACTTCTTTATGGAATAAAAATAACAAAGACAGAGTTAACTATCTTCAAAGAGAAAGATATAGGCTTCGTCCTGAAACAAAGAGTGAGCATAAGCATCGTCGTAGGTCTAGGCTAAACAATAATGGTGTCTATCATGTTTCTATTAAATTCTTAAATAAGTTACGCTTCTCACCTTGTGTTGTTTGTGAATCAACGAACAATATTAGTATTGATCATATTATTCCTATTTCTCGTGGTGGAACTCATAGTGAGGGCAACTTGCAATCATTATGTTTTTCATGTAATAGCAGCAAAAGCAATAAAACAATGATGGAGTGGAAGTTGTCTATGAAATTTTCCAGGGTATAAAACGATGCGTTCATAATACCTATATATAAGAATAACCCTAGTCATAATACATGCTGATTGGGGTTTTGTTATTTGCCACATATCCACCTATGCGAGGACCTAGATACCCCGATTTTGTCCACAGATATGCATAGTTTTACACAGATTTATACACAATTATCTGACTGAATAGATAAATAAAGACAGGAAGTTATTTGATAGGATATTGTTTGATATATTGGCGACCTATATCTGGGGGTTCGTAATGCCAAACAACACTACATGTAGCCCCAAATCATCAAATAGGGTATGCCCATAGCCAAATACTGTATTGGTATAGCCAAATACTCTGTATTGGTATCCAAATAACTGTATAAAAACATATCTATTTTGGATCAAAAAGAAAGATAATGTATTTGTTATATAGGTATTTGTTTATATATAGGGGATATTTGTAGGATTTCGTAATACCCTGGCTGCCCCGCAAAATCGGGGGTAGATCTAATGCCTACCAAACCACAAATTGATTGTAGTAATGATAATTGCCATAGTAATAATAAACACTATAGGTCCAATATCCACTTGATCTCCTTTCGTAAAAAGTCCCACGATTTTTTTAGGTCCTTCGTAATGTTATTTATTTGATATATGGGTTATTTGTATTTGGGAGGGGTCCGGCCCCACCTCCCCGAAGGGAGGCAGGGTGTTAGTTAGTTAGGAACGTCTGTTCCAAAGAACAAGAACACATCTTCTAAAGTAGTGAACTCTTGACTTAGCCAAGGCTCTGGCTTATTAAAGTAGTCGCTTCCATCTTCAGGGTCTGTGACAGCAACATCTTCACCAGTCAATGCCCACATAAGGGTTGAGAAGGTTTCTTCTACAAACGCCTTTGCTCGTTCGCTTGCTTCGATAATACCATTAGACAAGGCATAGGCAAGAGGCAAGCCCAAATCATTGTATTGGATAAAGTCTGCAAAGTTCTCGTCATCCTTATACTGAATCCACAACTCTGCCAAAATATCACATTGGTTAGAAAGGGGCGTTTTGTTTTCGTCGTTCATTCTTTTTCTCTACTCTCTCATTCTCTACTTCGATAGCCTTGTCAATACCGTCCATTACTTCTTCTAGTTTAACATATAAGTCAAGTGTAGCAAACTTAAAGATATGAAATCCAATCATATATGTGTCTAGTGTGTGGTCATTGAGGGCATCGAGAATCTTAGTTGCTGCTTTTTCATTGTTGGTTATTCTCATTGTCTCTCCATTGTATCAGTAAGGAGGGAGACTGTCAAGATACCTTTGTACCCTCGGAGGAATGGTCTTGTACATTTCTAGGAATGAATTCTTATCTAACCAGAAATCATTATCGTTTGTGTAGTCTCCACCAAGCTCAGGTCCCCATCCAAGGGTAAGAGTCTTAGCTTCCTCATCAGTTAGTTTAAAGTTCCATTCACTACACTCTTCTCCTACGCCATAACCAGACATGTCTCCATTAATCTGATAAGGACATAGCCACCACTCATCGTAGTAATCTTCCTTGGGTAGGATGGTAGACTCGTCTGCTCCCCTGTTGTAAATGTTCAGGTCATAGTTGGCCTGCTCACCCATTGTCTTACTCTTCTCCATCTTTGTCTACCTCGCATTCTGAGCAAATGGTCACTATGGTTCCATCATAGCGTTCATGCTCTGTCCAATAATGATTACCAGTTTCTTCACACTCTGTTGGTACATATACATCTACCTCAACAGAAATGTCTGTGCTACATGGCACGGTACAAACATAGTAGCCTAAACGATTAACAAGGTGAAATCCATTAGCAATAACACTGTAGTCGCCTCCGTCTACCCATGTCCAAAGGTGTTCGTTGTCTACATCTGCGATATAGTCATAGTCGTCACCATACGTTTCATACATCTTAGGGCTACCGTCTGAATCTAACTCAGGCTTGTATTTCATTACCCACGCATCGTAGGATAGGTCTATAGTTGCTGTCATATTACCACCTTACCATTAGGGTCTGACACTAAGAATAGTTAGCTATGTGTTTATCTATTAAGTCTGGTTGGAATCCACTCCACCAGTGTGTATCTATATTAACAACAGGAGCTGCTTTGAATCCCTCGGCAATTAGTCGATCGAGTGCATCTGAGTCCTGTGTAATATCGACGGTAGTGTAGGCTACACCTTTGTTATCAAAGTAACGTTTAGTTGCATCACACTGTACGCAGTTAGGTTTAGTATAAATAATAGGTGTCATATTCTATTTTACCACGCCTACCGATACTTCTTCATCATGGCATTATCCTGTGAGTACAGGGTAGCCATCTCAAAGTCATATACATAGCGTTGGTAATTCTGAAATGCCAACTCACCATAGAAATACTTTGGTCGCATGTCTTCTAGTACTACCTTGTAGTAGTCGTTCTCGCTATCCGATTCGTATACCTCTGCTACCCTGGAATGGTAGATTCGCCTCCATGTTTGGTCGGCTACCTTTGGCTTAGCCATTAGTGTTCCACCGTCACAGACACATCACGCATCATCAAACCATCAAGGTCGCCATTGCCCCACATATCGATAGCAATGTCTTCAGCCACAAACTCATCTTCGGCTTCAATCTCAACGATGGCTGTGCCAACCTCTTCAACAATAATCTTATACTTACTCATCTTCATGACTCCAATACTTATCTGAACAATCAATACACATGCCTAATTCCTCTACCCAAACATCTGCGTCAACAGGTGCTTGGCAATCGTCACAAGGCTTCGTCTTCGTCATCATCTTCATCGACAACCTCTACATCGATAGAATACACTCCGTCATACATGAGTTCTGTATCCCAGTTCCAACCCATCTTCTCGGCTTCCTCGGCGGTATCGGCATAAACCTCGCCTGACCACTCAACCATAGTCTTGATATAATACTTACCCATTAGGAAATATACAACCTTTCTATATCTTCATCTGATAGTCTCTCAAGTATATCAAGAGCCTCTGACAGTATAACTTTCATCTCTATCTCAAATTCATTCATATATACAGTATGACATGAAAGGTTCGGATTACCTAATTTTTTCTTCCGTTTGTTGGAATATCCAGGGATTTTTTTACTTCTTCGTAATTAGATTTAGATGATTATCTATATACTAAGTAGAGGCCGGATCTGATCGCCCGGCCCCCCCACCCTCCACAAGGGAGGGCAGGGAGTCACCGACTAGGAAGCCATTGTCAGTTCCTGAACAATCTTGAGAATACGATTCTTCTCAGCGTTGATAGCAGGGTCGAAGCCAGAAGCAGAAGCCAACACGCTTTCGCTGTTGCCCTTGCGTCCTGCACGATACCAGTCAAGACGTTCGGTGATGCCGTTCAATGCACCCCAAGCCGTTCCTGTAATCGTGTTGTTGAACTGTCCACCGTAGATGTCCTCGATGAGTTCCAACTTTGTCTGCCACTTTGACATAGCACCCTTAGCATCCTTTTCGGGCATGGGGTAGACGGCACGAAGAATCTCCTGGAACTTGTCATTCGTGATTTCTGTCTCAATCATAGCCTGAGCCATTTTATCAAACTCGTCCATGTATTCGTTGGCAAGACCAAGAGCCTCACGAGCAGCCTGAACACGACCCTCAGCCGTCTGAGTGTGACGAATCTTGAACGACTGCTTAGCGTTACGCCAATGTCCTGTGCCTGAACCGATAGCCATGTTCAGAGTGTTCGCACACACAACACGCACAGGCGTAATGCTCGCCATAATGGACACCGACCCATCGTGCGATGTGTTTACCAATAGGTAAGTGTTTACCTTGTCGGCTACACCGTTAGGGTCAAGCACCGTTTCACGCTCAAGTGCCAAAGCACCAAACACAACACGACCACCCTTGATAGAGCCAGCCGTCTCCCAACGTCCACCACCGTCAAGCAGGTTATCACCAAACTCAAAAAGCGATTCGTTCTGAAGCGTATTGTAGCGTTGCCCGACAATTCCAAGAATGTCATTCTGCTCAGCGTTGAAGGGGTTAGTGCGAGCAACAAAATAGTTAGTCTTGTCAGAGACAAATCCCTCGGGAATAGGAATCTCCTCAAGGCGAACATTCCAGTTGTCAAGATGTGCCAATTTCAGCATATCTGCTGTCTTTACTTCTTCCTCGAACACAGTCCCAAGACCATGCCAAGCAGGTTCACGGAAGGATGCAAAAGCAACCTCGCCGTTCTGACCCTGTTCCAATTCGTGTGACATATATTGCCTTTCGTTAGAGGTTTGCTTACTTATATCAGTATGACACAAAACTAAAATAATTACAAGTCTCAGGGGCATATTTTTAATCATCGTAACATGATTGTTACATTGGCGGCCGGATCGGCCCGGCCCCCCTGGGCATGAGAATGAGCCTTTTAAGGACATGCTCAGGTCCGTGAGGGTAGAGGCTAAGAAAGGAATTAACAAGTCCCTACCCTAGCTTCAAGGCCTAATACTTATAGTCCTCTTCAACATTCTCAATGTCATACTGCAAGTCTTCGACAGCCTCGCCATCATAGTCAAGACTCAGGTATGAAGCACTGAAACTGTAGGTATCCAAATCATCTTCATCAAATACCGATACCTCGACATTTGCAGAGAATGAAATGTTTCCAGTCACACCAACATACTTAGTAACCTCAAGACCACATTCGTCTGCAATGGTCTTTGCGTGTTCCTTTTCAATGGAACCAGAAGAAACCAATTCGGTCAAAGCCTTCTTGAGTTTTTCCTGTAGTTCACCAAGTTGGTTATAGATATAGGTGTGACGGTTAGACCAATCCTCAGCGTTTGCACGAGAGGCATCCAGTTCTGCCTTGACACCCTCAAGTTCTGCCTCAAGTTCACCAAGTTTGGTAAAGGCTCCAGACTCAATACCCACCAAGGTAGGTGAGGCTGGCAAATCTTTTACCTCAATGTCTTCATAGTCCATCATTATTCGTTCCCCATTCCCTGTAGTTCGTCAATCGTTTTTGCGAGTGTGTTCTGTTCTTCCTCGTCAAGAAGAACCATCGTGGTTTGGTAGGAAGAAACGCAAACAGCCTCAGACACAAGTGCCATGAGAGCAGACTCCATCTCTTTCTGAGTCATGTTCTGATACCCATCACGGATAAGCAGAGCAGACATCTTTACAGACGGAGCAAAAGCAGAATCACGAACCGCTACCTGTAAAGCAAATGCTTTGTCAATCATTCTTTTCCCTTTCGTTATGTTACTAGTCTAACAGTAGCCTCAGACACTGAAATCAGTGATAGGCTCATAAGTGGTGTAGGTATCAGTATACTCGATACGGTTGAAAGCATCGGCGGTATCAAAGTCAGGATAGTTAGACTCATCCATATATCCCATACCTACATTGAAGATAGCCTCAGCCTCATCTTCAGAGTCAGCCTTTACATAGTAAGACTCACCAGTCACAACAAAATACGTTCCTTTTACTTTTTCCATATTCCCAGTATGACAGAAACGTCTGACAATATCAAGTCTCAGGCCTATTTTTCATAACATCGTAACCTAATTGTTACATTCGGGGGCCGGATCTGATCTACCCGGCTCCCCTCCCCTGTTTACCAGCAATCTATCCAGACGCTTCACAGGGGAGAGGTGAGCAGTTTACATAGACCTACTCAGGTCATTTTTCCACATATCCCTTATGGGGCGTATGGAATCTAGAGGAGGTCAATCACCGTATTGTAGGTTGAGGCATTGACTTCTTCCTGGTTTGTCATCTTGAGAACCTTGAGGTTCTTCTTCAGCAAGTCAAGACGAGTAGTGTAGTCACGACCAAACGACTCTTTGGCATTTGGGTTAGAGGGACACTCAGGAGGCTGTGGGATACCGAGCAAATCGGTGTTTACCTCAATCTCTACACCATTACGACCATAACGATTTTGCTGAACACGAACAATAGAGCCATATTCGTCACCAACATTATCAGGGTTCTTGAGAGCCTCGATAACGGTCTTGAGAACAACATCTTGGTGTGCCTTGGTTGCTACACGGTATGCTTCCATATCAACAGGGTAGGTAGCAATTTTAGCCTCAAGGTCAGAGATGCTTGCCTCTACGTCAGCAATAAGACTTGCGGTGGGAATCTTCACAGAGAGCGAACGAGCCATTATGTTTTCCTTTCATTTGGCTTTTGGATTTGAGTGGGCAGTTTGACTTGATGCCCAGCAAGCAGACTAGGGTCTGACCTTACTTGACCGTAGTCCAACGGCTGTCGCCGTTAGCAAGCGACAAGCGGATACGAGTCGAACCGTTGGAGTTCTTGATAATCTCCTGAACCGTTCCCGATACGCCAGACTTCTGCGTGGTGAAGGTTTCTCCGATTACTGCGTTCATTTGCTTCCTCATTTCTGTTGGCGAGCCAGCCAACCTAATTACCAGCGGTCTTGCTGATATATCTAGTATGACAGAAACCACGGACAATATCAAGTCCTGTGGGCTATTTTCAGCGTTTCGTAACACAATCGTAACATTAGGGGTGGGCGGCCGGATCCCCGGCCCACCCTCCACTACTTTTTAGTAGCAGAGAATAGAATGTCATTGCGTTGGAAGATACATTGCCCACAGGTAACACAGGCACTACCCTTTTCGCTAATCATAGGAATCTTTTTGTTATTTTCGGGGCATGGGATAGCAGACTCACCAGTAATCTCAAGAATGTCAGCCTTACCAATAGCAAATGTCTGAGCAAGGTAAGCCAACTTGATACCGTGAGTTTTTTTGAGAGAGACAGCCAAATCTTTGTTAGCACTATCAGTTGAGAAATAAAAGCCAAGGTTAGGAATGTCAATTAGGATAGGCACAGCAAAAGCACTACGAGTGTATGCCCAAAACTGAACATCCTCAAACTCACAGATAACATCACGCCATGCGTATGTGTACTCTTCATTAAAGAAGTCACCGTCCCAGTGAATGCGGAACAACTTTTCTGCACCACGACGTTCGCAATCAGCAACAAAATCACTAATCATTTCATAAATGAGGTCATAGATAGTAAGATAGTCAGCGTCTTTGACTAATGCCCAGTTGTGTTCGAGGTTGATACGCACACCCTTAAATACCTTTTCCAACTTGCCAGCGTAGCAGATAGTTTCGCATACGCTAGTAGCACCTGGACATGAAAAAGCAGTGCCAGAAGGCAAACCAAAAGTGTTAGCGATAGAGGCTTGCTTGCCATTAGGCGTTACAGCATTGGTTACTTTACGGTCTTTTGAGCGAATCAACTTTGTCATATACTTATCGTAACATTGACCACTGACAGTGAAACTTGCAAGATCAAGCGGCCCGGCCCCCGAAGGGTTATGCGTTAGCGAGTCGCACCCCTCGTCTGTCTACCAGGAAGCCTGATAGAAGAAGTCAATCCCATATGAGTCCGTCGTCTCAGACAACACACGGTTGAGTTCATCAAGAGTGAATTGCATATCTGACCAATACCACTCGTCATACTCAGTTGAGCCAAAGAAGAAACCTGATGAGGTTGGCAAAAACTCTTGAGCAACTGCTGGATTCTTTTTGCGAACAACCAACTCTACTTGGTCACGCAAGGCTTGCAACTTGCTACGGTCTACAGAAATCTGCTGACATTCGTCTACACCATTGGCACAGGTGTTGACAAACCAGTTGTGAATAGCGTTTACCTTACGCCAGTAAATGGCGGTAGTCTGAACAGTAATGCCAACAGCATCTTTCGAAGTAAGGTTCTCAAGACCTGCAACCTTGATAGCCTCTGCACCTTCAGTTTCCTTACGAACAAACTCGCCGTTCTCGTTTACCCAATCGTGGGTTTCGACAAACTTGCGAACCTCTAAATACATATCCAAGCCCATTACGTTTTCCTTTCGTTGTAATACCATTATGACATCCACCTCTGACAGTGAAAGCGGCCGGGCCGATCCCCTCCGCCTAAGCGAAGAAGATAGCCATCACACAAATAGCCAAAACAATAATTATCCAAGGTTCCATCAAATCACCTTGTAGTCTGCATCGTTATGCCACATACCATTGTCAGCCAATGCGGCTTTCCACAGTCTCCAACCGTCTACACCATCTTCACGAATATATCCATCAAGGGAATAGAGGATGTCTCCTTCGTTATCCCTATTGGGGTCAAAGTCATCAGGTAGATACATTTCTACCGTTACCGTCGCCTTTATGCGATACTTGGGCATACTACTCCTTAGAGAAACTCAAATGGGTCACGGTCTTGGAAGATTTCCTCAAGGTCACGAAACGAATAGTCTTGTGGATTAGCATAGTAGTCATCTAGTGCTTCCATAATTTCGGTAGCCTGTTCATCATCGGGGAATGGATTACTTTTCATTTTCTACCCTTTCGGTGTCGAGGTGTTCCATACTTGACAATAAAGTCACGAGCAGAAGGAACATAGGTAAAGTTTACCTCACCTAATATTACCATGTCCAATAGGTCATTTGCAACTATAGAGAGAAACTCTTTTTCTGACATTCCTTTAGGTGGAATAAATGATTCACGTTTCATTAGTCGTTAAACTCCATATATCCTAGTTCGTTTTCATCCAGTATACCCTTAACATACGACATTTTGTCGTTGTCTGGCAGAACATCTAACTCATCCCATTGTTCGGGGGTAAGTTGATAGTCTGGGAATACAATCACTCCCTCACTGCCATAATTACCATACTCAGACACATAAGCCACGATATTTTTCCTTTCGTTGTAATACAAGATTAACACCTACCTCTGACAGTGAAAGTGAGGCCGGATCCTTGCTCCCCCTCTTGGATTCGAACCAAGAACCTACGCATTAACAGTGCGTTGCTCTGCCGTTGAGCTAAAGGGGAATGGCGACTCTGACCAGACTTGAACTGGCGACTTCCACCGTGACAGGGTGGCACTCTAACCACTGAGTTACAGAGCCATTACTTCATTGTATCAAGATTACGACTGATTATCAAGCCAGCCACGCCAGCCACAGATACACATGAACAATGATTTTCCTTCACGCTGTACCGAATGATTACTTATCGTGACTAGCCAATGCTCATCGCCTGTGTGTTCACGAATACGATTCTTTGTTCTCATATCCATTATGCAAACTCCTTGATTGCTACTTGCTTGATTGCCCCACGAGTCCTCTGACGGTTAGGTCGGTTGTCGTGAGTAGTAGCCGCATTTGACTTACGCAACTCACGCATAGCAATAATGTATGCGGTGTTGGCAATCTTCTGGGGTTTCGTTTTCTTCTTCATAACTAAATACTATCACAGGGGTCTGACAATGAAAACGTAATGTCCTTAATCCAATGTAACGATTTGGTAACGAGGCCCGGCCCCCGAAAGGGAGGATACTACTCCTTGAAACAAGCGTTATAAAAAATCTTGTGGTCGAATCGTTCATTATCTTCTGCAAACATCTTAGAGAAAGCCATAACGGTATCCTCAAATAGCTCAATGTTACTGATTGGCAAATCATACCATAAATCATTGAGAATCTTAGCAGTCGAAACATAGTCTTTGCGTGTCATCATTTTAGTGTGTCCTTTTCTTTAGTTGTTTCTAAACTCAGAGAGAATAAACTCAAAAGCACGAGCACGACTAGCGTAGTAGTTTTCCATAGCGATATTGCCCTGCTCTGCCCAGTGCTTTTCCTCACCACGAGCGTTTTCAATCCACTGATTGAGCACCCAAACCGATACCAGTATTTTTTCTTCCATTAGTTTTCCTTTCGTTATATTACAATACTAACATGAGCGACTGACAGTGAAAACGTAATAGACGTAATTCAATGTAACGATCTGATAACGGTCCCGGCCCCCCCCTGTGAGTAGTTTAGAAATAAGCCTCGTCACTACCCCAGCCAACAGAGTTAAGAGCGTCCTCATCAAGCCACATGCCGTCAGGCTCGTTGCCTGAGACATCCCAGTAGTCCTCGACTTGCTCGACAGTCCACTCGTTGCCCATGTCGTCGAGGTAGCCAACAATCTCGTTAGCCTCACCAAAAATAGGGTCGAATCGCATTAGTTATCCTTTCGTTGTTTGTAATACAAGACTAACAGATACGTCGGACAATGAAAGTCCAGGGTTTTTAATGTCATTTCGTAACTGGGCGGCCGGATCCATCCCGGCCCACATTCCATTTCTGGAATATGTTAGTATTGCTGGGCTACCTCTTCCATAGCCTCAAGTTGTGAGTCGTTGAGGACGGCGGTCATCATGCCGATGACATAGGGCATAACGTCAGCGTGAGAGTCTGCACCCTTAGCAATTCGGATTGTCTCTAGGATTCCTGAGATACGGTCGTGATTTGTCATTAGTTTTACCTTTCGTTGTTTATGGTTTATGAATAGTCGGTAGCGAATTCACGGATGTCTTCGCTGTAGTGACTAGCACAAACAGGGTAGTTGTATGGTGATACAGTAGTGGCAAGAGTGCCAGCATCACACAAGAAACATTCTTTCATTTTAGTTTTCCTTTCATTTGATATTATTCTAACACAAGCCACGGACACTCAAACGCATTTGGTCTGGTGTTTCCATTTGTAGTTAGTCATGATTGAGTTATACACTCGCTCACCACACTCAGAGCAAGTACCGTTCCAGATAGTGTTATCTTTACGGTATCCATCCTGTGGGTTGATTACGGTGAAGCCATCACCGATTCCCTGAGTCCGAATCATTTTTGTCATAGTTTCCATTTTAGTTTTCCTTTCTTTATGTCTTCATTCTAACACGAGGGTCTGACAGTGAAATCGTAGCAACGTAAAAGTTATCCACAGGCGGCCGGATCGCCCGGCCCAAAATTTCGGGTATGTCAAGTTGACACGCCCTAGTTTGACCATTCCATCATGACTACATGGTCAGGATACATGAGAGCATAAGCGTTCTTTTGTGCTTCTGCTTCTGCCTTAGACCGTGAACCGAAAGTCTCAACGACTCCGATACCCTTCTTGATTACTTCTACTATATACATTAGTTTTCCTTTCTTGTTGTTTTTATTCTAACATGAGGGTCTGACACTCAAACTACCGTGAGCGTCTTTCCCCATACCATTGACTCAGTCTTTCCGTTAGTGAATGTTACGTCAAAACGGTCTTGGTTGATTTGCTTTACTGATTCGATAATTCCGCTTGCACGGATTACACCTTTACGGCTAATGGCAACTACGTTACCGATAGTCAAGTCTTGCTTGATTCCTGTTTCTGCTAATGTCATTTCTATTTCCTATTCTTTATTGAGAGACTTATTTGCTAGGCTCACCTTGCGGATTATTTGCTAGGCTCATTCTCTCTTTGCTTATGTCTACATTCTAACATCGACATCGGACAATGAAAAGCCTATATGGCATGTTTATTATAACAATTTGGTAACGGCGGCCGGGCCTCGATCCAGGGGTATGTCAAGGCGACACGCCTATGACAGTGACCATGCAAACAGTATAAACCAATACATACCAGTGATGATAAGACCAGCCTGTATGCACATGACCAATAGCCTAGCGATAGACCTAGTGATATAGTACGCCTTAGACCGTTGCATTCTTCATCTCCTTTATCTCGCTAAAGCAATAGTCACACATGACTACCATAGACAGATTTAGTATTTCTGTTTTGTATACCATGACTTCATTAGCGTCAAAGTAGTCACATACTTCACACTTCATTTTGTTATCCATTCTTTGTTGTTATCTATAACCTATCATGCACGACAGACAATGAAAAGGCGACACGCCGTGTAGTCACAAAATAGTTTGAGAAATTTGAGGGGTGTGTAGTCAAAAGAATCGAGGGGTGTGTAGTCAAAAGAATCAAGGGGTGTGTAGTCGATCTTGGTGTGCTCACTATATAAATGTTTGTATTTATTCTGTAGACCCACATCATACATCTCTAAAAATTATTCAGATTTCTCCAAATACAATTTTTCAGATTATGCACCAAAAGCTTTAGCAAGCATAATAATAAGCAGATCAACACCAATGATAACTACAAATCCTGCAACACATAATCCTATTTTTTGCAAGGTAGATAATTTATTAATCATGCAACAACTGTTTCTTCTGATCGCTTAATAAGTCCATAGTTCAAAGCCCATACATTGATTAGCTTATAGCTAACTCTTTGTTCTTTAGCAATTTTTCGGGTAGACTTAGTTTCAAGCTCAGTAGCAAGCCAGGTCTTATCCTGATAAAGTTTATTCTTAACTGGATCCACGTTTCTCTCCTTAAGCTGTGGGTTCATCAATATTGATACAAATACAAAGTTCTGGATCACCATCAAAGATGCATTTGCAATCTTCTGATAGATCATATTTTAGAACTTCGGGGGTATCACAAGTACAATTTCCATTACACATATATTTATTATAGCAAAGATATTACCATTTACCTAATGGACACTTAGCTTGTTTTAATGTTGTTTTTAATGTCATGAAACAACCACACTTACGACAACGCTGTGATGATTTTCTTAACCATTCACAAGCATTACAAATCTCAAGTCTATCTTTGATTAAATCTTCATCTGATCTAGGTGCATTTGGATTAAATAAATCAAGAAACTTTACATCTGATTCATGTTCATGACCATCATCTTCTTTGTTTTCCATATATCAAGTATAACACTTCGGATGCATTATTTTCGGGGTATAACAACAGCCAAAGGCTGTCTTGATCAAACATCAAGTAATATTACTTCTATTGATCAAATAAGAAAGCTCCCTATTAAAGTTATTACTTTTACTAGAGAGCAATCCTATTTGGGGTTATGCTGGTTTCCGATTTGTTATCAAACCTGCTGGCATGACTGGGGTCGATATAAGGATATCACAAATATTCGATTTGTACAAATGCTTCGATATCATATTTATTTGTCCATATTTCCATTTTGGATAGTTTGGACAAGTATATGGAGTACTTCTTGCCGCCGAAATATACCGCCGACAAAAAGCGAGCTTAATTATTTTAAATAATACTATATACTGGATATATCATGCTTTGGTACGAGTGGATCCCAATTATTTTAGGTAGCGTAGGTATACTTACAGCTATTTTGGCTGCAGTTAGATTCTTTGTAAAATACCATGTAAAAGAAGGTATGGATGATATCAGGCATGAACTAAAGCCAAATGGTGGAACCTCTATAAAGGATCAAGTTACACGGCTTGAAACAAAACAATTAGAAATTATAGAACGCCAACATGAAGAAGACGAAAGATTCGACAAAAGACTTGATAAGTTGGAAACTAAAATTGACGATGTTATGAAACTTATTATTCAAAAACTAGGAAACTAATTTTTATTAGTATTATTCTCTTCCCTATTATTACTATTATACACACACAATCGCCACTCTTGATACCAATACCCCAAAAAGTTTATAACGATTTAATAACGTTACCGATATGTTATAATTATTTTGACTAGTAGCTAGGGTTTTTCTCTCTCACACCCACTTACCTTAGCTACTAGTCTCTTTATTTTATAATAAATGATATACTAGAAGTACTATGGCTGTTATTAAAATTGTACCTTTCCCTGGTCCAAAGGGAGATCCAGGACCTGGAAACTTTGATGGTGGAAGAGCTGGCAGTGTTTATACAACAGATCAAAACATAAATGGCGGAGACGCTACTGGTCATTCTGACCTAGGAACGGTAGGTGGCTAGAGATGGCACAACAAATTCAGTTAAGAAACGATAGCACAACAGCATGGGAAACAGAGAATCCTGTTCTTGCTCAAGCAGAAATCGGTGTTGATACAACAACAAAGCAGTTTAAAATTGGCGACGGTACTAGTACATGGACCGAACTTGATTACTATGCCAATGAAGACCTAAAGCTTCCAACAAGTATTAAGGATGCAAATGGAAATGATTTAATTGTTTTTGAAAAAGGTGATACTGGTGTTGCTCGTATTCACGCTGTTCAAGATGATTTAGCTCTACGTTCTGCTAGAGACATTATTCTTTACCCTGGTGACGATGGTCCAGGAAAAGTTTACATTAACTGGGGAGATGCTACTATTTCTCCTAATGCAACAAATGAGGTTGCAACTATTGGATATGTTCAAGATGCAGTAAACGCTGTAACTGGACTTGATGGTGTAGTTACTCAGACTTGGGGATACCCAACCGGAAGTAGTAAAGCTATTCGTCCTCTTCTTGCTGGAGAGGCTATTGCTTTAAAATCAAGTCAGTCTACTGCTATTCGTTGGCATGTTCGTGAGAATTCTCCTAGTGTTGTTATTAGTCCTCTTATTCCAAGTGCAGCTGTTGTTACAGCTACTGGTGACGGTGACTACTTTGTTGACTTTACAATTAATACCCAGGATTATGCCCCTACTACATCAGAGCACTACTACAATGTTTTTGCTCCAAATAGTGTTGATTATGATGGTAACTTCTATCCTGTATCTTCTACTACTACATCTCTTAGACTTCGCTACCCAACTGATCCTGGAACATTTAATGCAACTAATGCCAGTATTGCACAACCATCTGTCTACTCTCAATTTGAGGTAAATGAAGATGGTGCTTTTGTAAAGATTGCTAACTGGTCAGATGGTCCTGGTGGATACTCTCAGTCATGGCATTTTACTAATAATGGCTCTATTCACTTTCCATTTGGACCTTCTAATAGCAGAACTGGTTCTGGAGATGTTTTAAGATTTGATGAATCAGCCTATCAGGCAATTATTTCTGGACCCCCAAGTACATCAGTAAGACCAGATGCTCAAAGATTAGTTATTGCTGGTTCAGATGGATACTCAGGAAGCACTGGTGAAGGTGGAGATATTTATCTTTGGGCAGGTGTTGGTGGAGATGCTGGTGGAACTGGTGGAGATATTAAAGTTGATGCTGGAAATGGTTCTGGATCTGGTGAAGGTGGAACTATCAAGGTACGCGGAGGATATTCTCAGACTGGCACTGGTGGATTTGTAGACATATACGGTGGAGACTCTTATACTCAAAATGGTGGACAGATTAATATTAGAGCTGGTCAAAATAGTACTGGAACAGGAGGCGGTGGTCAAGTTTATATTCAAGGTGGATATAGTGCCGATCCTACGCTTGGTGGAGCTATTACTATAACAACTTTTCAGTCTGCACCGATCACAATTTCTGGTGCTGGTGGAGAGTTCTTGAATGATCCAGCCGTGCCAGACAACCAGATTGCAACGCATGGTTATGTCGCCACGGCTAAAAATACCTATCCAAGAATTCTTGCTACGGATGGCCCTACTCCAAGCCTTACTCATGTCGGTTGTCTTCTATATGCAAACTTGAATTCAGATAATCCAACTTATGTTGTACCAACTGATGCAACACTTACATTTCCTATCGGCTCTGAAATTAAGTTTGCTGGAGCTGATACTAGTGGCTGGATTATTTCTGCTGCAGATACTGAGGCAATGACAATAATTGGTGAGAATGGTGCTGGGTACTATGGAACTAACTATAACTTTTTTGTTCCAGCAAATTCAACAGCAACTCTTCTAAAGGTAGATGATAACCGTTGGATTCTTTCAGGGTTGAGGTTGACTGACTAATGTCTGATGCTTGTTGCCCTGACGAGTTTATTGGTGCAGAACCAGCACAAGTTAAGTGGCGTGTCGTTCGTGGCGATACTGCCACACTTATGGTGCAGTTTTATGAAAATGATGAAACTACATTTTATGACACTTCTACCTGGACATATTTAGCAACGGCATATGAATCAAAAGCTGATAGGTATGATGAACTTGATGTTCAAGTACATGCAGGATATATTAAAATTACAGCAAGTCCACAAATGACAAGTGCGTGGGGTGTTGGCACAAAAACAGCAGAACTAAGCTTTGATGTACAAGTCACAATTGATCAAGATACTGTTTGGACACCAATTCTAGGGATTATCTCTCTTGTTGGAGATGTGACTGGAGCTTAGTCAATGATATTGGGTCAAGATGATGAACCAAATATTGAAAACAACATAAAGGTTGTTAGTCGTAAACCAGCTGACTTTTCTTTAAGAGTTATTCCAGATGAAACTGATCTTGTTGTTAAAATTGTTCCATTCCCTGGAGGTCCTGGTCCAAGAGGACTAGCTGGACCAAAAGGTGATAAAGGAGATACTGGTGAGCCAGGTCCACAAGGTGAACAAGGCGACATAGGACCAATTGGTCCACAAGGTGAGCAAGGGCCTAAAGGAGATAAAGGAAATACTGGTTCTCAAGGTTCACAAGGTGCTACTGGTTTAACTGGTTTAACTGGAGCTAAAGGTGATAAAGGCGATACAGGCTCAAGAGGTTTAACTGGTGCTACAGGACCTATAGGACCAAAAGGTATTCAAGGTGATCGTGGTCCAATTGGTTTACAAGGAAATCAAGGTATTCAAGGAGAACTCGGTCCTCAAGGACCTAGAGGTCTTCAGGGAGATAGGGGCGAAAGAGGTCTTCAAGGAATTCAAGGTTTTACTGGTGCTGAAGGTCAGAGAGGATTACAAGGAGATCCAGGTCCACAAGGAGATCCAGGTCCACAAGGAGATGTAGGTGAAATGGGGCCTCAAGGTCCTCGTGGACTGCAAGGAGAACAAGGAGAAAGAGGACTCCAGGGCCTGCAAGGTTTTACAGGAGCAACTGGTCCTAGAGGTTTAATTGGAGATACTGGTCCTAGAGGTTTGCAAGGTGTCCAAGGTATTCAAGGTATTCAAGGTATTCAAGGTAACACTGGATCACAAGGACAGCAAGGAACACAAGGACCTAAAGGTGACAAAGGCGATATTGGTGGAGTATATGAGCACAATCAAACAGCCGTTGCATCAACTTGGATAATAAGTCATAATCTTGGATTTAAGCCATCAGTTAATGTTGTTGACTCAGCAGGAACCTCTGTTGAAGCAGAAACATGGTATACTAATATAAATACTGTTGAAGTTAGATTTACCGTTGGTATTTCTGGCAAAGCGTATTTGTCATAGGAGTTGTTGCATAAATGGCAAAGAAATTTTTAACAGCGATAGATCTGAATAAAAATGAGTTACAGAATGTAGCCATTCAGAATCTCGCTTCAGATCCAAGTAGTCCAGTTGATGGACAGGTATATTATAATACAACCGATAAAGTTCTTAAGCAATACAATGGTACAGCTTGGAAAGCCTATACACAGTCTGGTGCAATTGTTAATGCAGATATTGCTTCTAATGCTGCTATTGCTCTTTCTAAACTTGCTACCGATCCACTTGCTCGTGCAAATCACACAGGTAGCCAGTCAGCTTCTACTATTTCAGATCTTGCAACAACTGTAAAAGGATACAGACTTGATGAATTTGCTGTTCCAACTGCAAACGTATCTTTAAACAGTAACAAGATTACAAATCTTGCAACTCCAACAGCAGATAATGATGCTGCAAATAAAAAATATGTTGATGATTCTATTGCAGGTTTAACTTGGAAACAGGCAGTAAACCTACTTGCTGCATCAAATGTTGCCCTTACAGGTTCTACAGGATCACTAGTTATTGATGGTCACGCAGCACTTACTGCAACACATAATGGATACAGACTTCTTCTTACAAATCAAACAACCGCTACAGAAAAAGGTATTTATACATATTCTGATGCAGGTTCTGGATATACTCTTACTCGTTCTACTGATGCAGATGTTTATACAGAACTTATTAATGCTACCGTTTTTGTTTCTGAGGGTACAACTTATGGTAAAACATCTTGGACACAAGCTAGTGGTTATCTAACAAGCTTCTCTGGACAAAGCTGGGTACAGTTTAATGGAGGATCTGTATATACTGCAGGAAATGGTTTAACCCTTTCAGGAAATGATTTTAACGTAGGTGCTGGAACTGGTATTACAGTTAATGCTGATACCGTTCAAATTTCAGCTTCATATACAGGTCAATCTTCAATTACAACTCTTGGAACAATTGCAACAGGTACATGGAATGGAACAGCTATTGCTGTTGCTAATGGTGGTACTGGTGCAACGGATGCAGCAACTGCTAGAACAAACTTAGGTCTTGCAATTGGCACAAATGTTCAAGCATATAATTCTACTCTTGCTGCCGTTGCTGCAGGTACATATACAGGTGATAATGATATTGTTACTGTTGGAACAATTACATCTGGAACATGGAATGGTACAGACATTGCTGTAGCAGATGGTGGTACTGGGGCTTCAACAGCTGCTGGAGCTAAAACAAATCTTGGATTCAATACAAAGTATTCTGCAAAAAACACATCTATTACGCCATCTAGTGGAACTGCAACATGGTCTATTTCTGCAGCAACACATGGGGTAGCTACTAATGGTGCAATCATTGTTCAAATGAAGGAAGTTTCGGGGGCAGTTGTAGAAGCAGATGTATCAATTAACGATACTACTGGTGATGTAACCATTACCTGGAATGCAGCATCTACTGTTTCTGCTGATACTTATCGTGTAACCATTATTGGTTAGTGTTATAATTAATTTATGGCAAAAAAATCATTAAGTGGTTCAGACTTTAGAGCACCGATTCTTTTAACTGGTAGTGCTGGAACATCTGGTCAAGTATTAACTTCTCAAGGTAGTTCTTCTACGCCAACTTGGACTTCTAATACTTTAATTTTACGTCAAACAATTTCTGCTACTGGAACACAGTCTGTTGATCTAACTGGTGCTCCTGCTGTTATTTACGCTGTAGTTGTTGGAGCAGGCGGTGGTGGTGGAAACGGAAACAACGTAAACTACCAAGTCGGCGGTGGTGGTGGTGGAGGGGCCGTTGTTAGTGGGTGGGTTTCAGCACAAGCAACCTGCTTTATTGGAACAGGTGGAACTGGTGCTACTGGTGCAACAGCACCCACTGATGGTGGAGACTCTACCTATGCTGGTCTTTTTGCAAAAGGTGGAACGGCTGGTGGCAAAGCTGCTGCAGCAACAGTTTCCACTAATGGTGCTGGAAGTGGTGGCTCAGGAGTTACAACTACAGCAGGAACAATTACAGGAGCTGCTGGATCGTCTCTTGCGTATTGTGTAGGAGGTGCTGGTGGTTCTGCTACCTCGGGTACAGTGGCGACCGCAGGAACTGCAGGAAGTACATCTGTAGCTGGTGGCGGTGGTGGTGGAGCTTTCACTACTTCAACAACGCTTAGTGCAACTGGTGGTGCTGGTGGTGCTGGTCAAACTGGTGGTGGAGGTGGCTCTGCTGCAATAAACAGCACAACAACTGGTGTAGCTACTGGTGGAGCAGGTGGAGTAGGATATTTCGGTGCAGGAACTGCAGCTACTGCGTCCGTTGGAACTTCTGCAGCTGGTAAAAATTCAGGTGGATCTGGCGGTACAGGATATTTGGCAGTAGGAGTTACTGGAACTGCTGGAACTTCAACTACTGCTCGTACTGGTGGTGCAGGAGGTTCTGGTGGTGGAGGCGGAGGAGCCGCTACTGCTGGTGGTGCTGGTGGTGCTGGCGGTAACGGATGCGTATTAATTTACTGGTGATAACATGATTCCTATTCCTAGCAACTTTAACCTTAGAAAAGGCTGGGATACTGCTGGCCAATTTACTAACATTGGTGCTATTAGAACGTTTATTAGCACTTATGATTATAATACGGTACGCGATATTATTCAGCAGCCTGATGGCAAAATTATTATTATTGGAGATTTTGCAAAGTGGTGTGGTGCTCCTTTAACTGCAAAATATATTGTAAGACTTAATTCAGATAATAGCTTAGACACCACTTTTTCTAAAAATCTTGGGACAGGATTTGTAGCAATCGCTAGTGCTACTGTTTTAACAAAAGTTGTTTTGCAAGATGATGGAAAAATTCTTATTTTAGGAGGTTTTTCTGCTTTTAATGGTACTTCTGTAAAAGGTATTATCCGTCTAAATTATGATGGTACTTTAGACACAGGCTTTGCTGCTAATATCGGTTCAAGCAACAACATACCTACGGCACTTGCTCTTCAACCTGATGGGAAAATAATTTTAGGTGGTGCGGCTCCTTTTTACTGGAATGGTGCAAACCGTTCTTCAATTTTACGCCTTAATTCTAATGGAACTATAGACTCTTCTTTTACTCGTACATATGCTACTGGACCGAGTGACAAAATAGTTCAGCAGGTATCAGTACAAAGTGATGGAAAAATTCTTTATGCTTTTTCTGACGTAGTTTATCTTTACGGTTCGTTTGGACGACTCAATACAGATGGCACATTAGATACTGCTTTTAATACTAACTTGGGAACTGGTGCTGAGTTTTATGACTCTGAGTTTGGCCTTACGGGTACTAGGGTAACCTGTATGGCTATAAGAAGTGACGGAAAAATTATTATTGGAGGTCCGTTTCAGTATTGGAACGATGTAGACGGAGCAGGGGGTCTGGTGCTATTAAACTCTGATGGAACTGTTAGCGCACTCTGGAATCAATACGATACCGTATCTGGATATTTTCCATACTCTATCACTCTTCAATCTAATGGAAAATTTTTCACTACAAACTCCCAAAGCAACGATACCCTCCAAAGGCATAACGCTAGTGGTACGAAAGATGTCAGTTTTTCTCCTACATTTTCTGAGGGAAGTGTTATAGCCGCAATCCAATTAAGTAGCGGCCAATACCTTGCTGGAGGATACTTTAACTCCTGGCAAGGAGACTCTACTTATCAAGGCATTGTAAAAATTAACTCTACTATGACAGCTCTATCTACGTTTTCTGAGCCGACTCCTGATCTTGTATTTGCCATTGTTGTAGGTGGAGGAGGTCGTGGAAATTTCACCCAGGGGTGTGGTGGAGGTGCTGGAGCAATTGTTTATGGCCTAGTACCCAAATCTACAACTATAACTGTTGGTGAAGGCGGCCAATATAGTGGTACTCCTGGTAATGGAGGAGATCCAAGTATCTACAGCACCCTATATGCTGCTGGTGGTGGAGGAGGATCATTTTCGTCTTTAGGTTTTGGATCTGGTGAAAGTGCTCCAGCTGGAACTACCGTTGCAGGAAGCAGTTTGCTTTATGCTGTTGGGGGCAGTGGAGCAGCCTCTGTAATTTCTACAGGAACCATTGCTGGAAGCATAGGGGGTTCAGGAACCTCTGGTGGAGGTGGTGGAGGGGCAACAAACTCTGCTAGTGGTGGGACAACTACTGGCGGTTTGGGAGGAAGTGGCATGATCGGTGGCGGTGGCGGCGGAGCCAGGATTACTGTTAGTAGTAGTTCTACTGCTACAGCAGGTAATGGAGGAGCTGGAATATACGCAGGTGGAACTGGGAGTACTCTTACAGGAACTTCATTGAAGTATTGCGGAGGTGGAGGGGGAGGAGGCTACCTCGGAGCTGGTGGTGCTGGTACAGCCTCTGCTACAGCTACTGATGCTTACGGAGGTGACGGTGGCCGTGGTGGCGGTGGTGGCGGTGGTTCTGGAAACAACGGTGTCGCCCAAGGTGGCAGGGGAGGTACTGGATGTGTCCTGCTATACTGGTAATAAGGAGAAATCGTGAATGAGTCTATTGTTGTATGTCGTGTAGCTGGTTGCCCAAATTCGGGTATGGCAATCACAATTATTACCGACGAAGTTGATCCGATAAATGTAGTATGTGGTCCATGTGGTACAGAGATCACAGATATTACTTTAAATACAACTACTCCTGATGTGGTATAGTTATACCTACGTTTGCTTTTAAGCAATAAGTGCGGTAATATTTAATACCGCCTATGATTGGAGGTAGCAATGCTATCTATTTTTAGTTTTAAAAATTTTATAATTCTTATAATTGGTGTTATATCATTATCATTTTGTTTAACAAATCCAGCTTTTTCAAATGTTGATAAAAGTGCCAGCTATAGTTTTAAAGAACAAAAAACACAAACTCTTAAGGCATCATCATATACTGCACCGTTAAGAGAACGTGGCTTTTACGTTCCTAAGTTTATGTGGCCTGTTAATCATGATCATTATAATGAAGGATTTGGTGTTTGGAGGCCAGAAACTCAAAGTTATCACATGGGTCTTGATATAATGCCAGGGTATGGAACAACAATTGTTTCAGCAACAGATGGAGTAGTTGTAACAGCAGAGTATTCTGGATCATTTGGAAATCATGTTGTTATTTATGATGGTGGATACTATACAGTAATTTATGGTCATATGATTGAAGGATCAATACCGCCAAATATTGTGCCAGGTGCAATAGTAAAAATGGGAGATCCCATTGGTCAAGTAGGAAGTACTGGACGTTCAACTGGTCCTCACTTACATTTTGAAATTCATGATGGAGACACCCCAGTTAATCCTTGGTCTGTGATGAACAAATACGCAACAGGCTAATTTTTTACATCAATGATATACTTGTTAAGGAGGATATATTATGGTTAATGCATGGGGCGGATACAGTAATGGACAAATTCCATTATCCGCTATGGGAGAACTACAGGGTCAGTATTTTGAACCCTCAATGTTCCAAGTAATGGTACAACTGATTAATCAGTGTGCCGCACAAGGTGTGAATATTCACATCAATGAAGGATATCGACCACTAGGTTCTGAAGGTGATCAGTATGTAACAGATGAATCACAAACTTCAACTGGTGGATCAAACCAGTGGTTTCAATTAGGACGTATGCATAGAGGTGAAACACCTTCTGCAGGTACACCTGGATCATCATCTCATGGTTGGGGTATGGCTGTTGATATTAATCCTGGTCACGGCAACAGTGTTGTTCGTTCAATTGCTGAAAGTTTGGGACTCGTATTTACACTTGACTCAGAACCGTGGCATGCTGCACTTGGTGGAAGTAGTGGCGGAGGCTCGTCTTTCTCCCCCTCGGCTGATGTACAACGTTCTATTCAGCAAATCCTTAAAGACCAAGGTCTTTACTCTGGAGTTGTTGACGGCGTGTTTGGGCCTATCTCGTGGCGAGCCGTACAGAACTGGCTTGCTAAGTATGGCCTCTACAATGGGCCTATTGATGGAATCCCTGGACCCAAGACATACGCTGGATTCCAACAGTATGGTAAAAAGAACGGAAACTACGGCGGACCTTTGGATGGAATTCTTGGTCCACTATCATGGGCTGGATTTGCTCAGTCTTTGAAAGAAGATACTGCACCAGCACCAGCACCAGCTCCTGCTCCAGCACCTGCTAAGCCTGAGCCAACAAACCCAGTTGACAAGCCAACTGATAAACCAGTTGACAAGTCAACAACAAATAAACCAAATAAGGAGACAAAACCAATGCCAACAATTAAACCGCTTCCAACTGAAGCTACAGATGCAGGAACAGATGCACTAGGAATTCTTATTGCAAATCCAAAGGGTCGTAAGCTTGCTTATGCACTGTATGGTCTATCTGCACTAATCGTTAGCAATATCGGTGTAGGAATTATGGCTGCTGGAGTTCAGGCTCCAGTATGGGTCATTGTTGCTAGTGCGATTGTAGGGAACCTTGCTGTTCCATTTACTACGCTTGCAATTGCAAATGCACCTAAGACTGCTAAGTAAATAAAACTATAAGAGTACCCCTGGAGAAATCTGGGGGTATTCTTTTTTAGTTTGTGGTATCATATTTATATGGCTATTAAAATGCAACAGCGTAGAGGTACGGCTGCAGAATGGACTTCCGCTAATCCAACACTTGCTGCAGGTGAAATTGGTTTTGAAACCGATACAAATAAATTTAAAATTGGTGACGGCTCAACAATATGGGCAAGTTTAAAATACTATGCAACTGCTACAGATCTTGAAGCAGATATTGCAGGAACTTCTCCAATTATTTGGACAGCTAATCCTCCTGGGGTATCTGGAACACAAGCAACCATATCATTTAATCAAAGTGCTCAAAATGATACTAATGATAGTCGCTATGTAAGACTTACTGGTGGAGCAACAAATGTTATTGTTTCTCCAGATATTAATAGTGTTCCTCTTACAATTAATGCTATTGCGTCACAAGCTGTAAATCTTCAAAACTGGAAGGTAGATACAGCAACAAAAGCATCTATCGATAAAGATGGAAACATTACAACTGTATCAAATCTTAATGCTCCTACTGGAGATACTAGCGGTACTGCAGGAATTGTAAATGCATCACGAATTCGTCTTGGAGACACTACAGATGTAAGCACAACTTCTACAAAACATGCTCTTCAAATTGGACCATCATCTGGTCAGTTTGACAGACTGCTGATTGATGCAAATGAAATTCATGTTTATAATGAACAGCCTTTAGGAACAGTTGTTGGATCAACGCTTACTCTTAATGGTGATGGTGGAACTGTTGCAATTGGAAAATCAGATGGATCTTCAACTACAAATATTTATGGAACAGTAAACCTTGGAAATGCTTCGGCAGGTACTATAGACTTTCTTGGAACAATAGCAAATGGTAATACAATTGCTGCAGGTACTACAACAGCAGGAACAGCACCACTTAAACTAACACAAGCAACAAGTGGTACTACTCTAGCAATTCCAGAAGCAGGTGCAATTGAGTCTACAATAGATGGTGTATTTGTTACATCAAACCCAGGTTCAACAACTACTGGTGTTGGTCGTGGACTAGTTACTGCCCCTCAAATGGTTTATTCATTGGCAAACTCTTCTGCAGCAACAACAAACACTGCACAACCAGTTTTTGCAGCCGCAAATGACGTATTATCAGTTCTTGAGCCAGCAAAACTTTATAGGTTTAGTGGTAAATATTATGTAACTTCTACATTTACTTCTGGTACTGCTAACATTCAAACATTATTTGGATTTAGCAATGCTCCAACTGCAATTAAGTACAGTTACAAAACTTATAATCAAACTGCCGCTACTACTACTGTGGCTGCAGTTGGAACTGGATCAGCTGTGACTGGTATTCAAGTTTCTCCTTCAGTTACTGCAACTGTAAACTATGTAATTGAATTTGATGGATACTTTACAACACATGCAACATCAACAAGTACACTAACCCCACAGTTCCAAATGTCTACCACAGGATCTTCAACAGTAGTTACTGCTGGATCATATTTCCAGGTAGAAAAACTAGGAACTTCAACAACTACACTTGTCTCTGGTAACTGGGCTTAGTGTGATAAACTAGACATATAATGTCTAGTAATTTATACGCTCAAAAAGTTGCTTCAGAGCATCCATTAATACTATGGCCTCTTGATGATCAAGCAGACTATTTGTCTTATCTTAGTGATAATGAAAGAAATTTTAAGAATTGGTCATTTAGTTCTCAGTTTATTGTAGACAATACTGTAAAAAAAGATATTGTTAATACTGCCCCTTTTCCTTCTAGTCCTATTTCAAGAATAATAAATAATAAAAAAAGAACTTCTTTTAGTATAAGTTTAGACAATGTTTATAGCCATAGTTCTTTAAATTATGATTTATGGACAATTTCAATGGGATTGTGGGTATACCTTGATTTTACACCAAGTAATACTACAGTTAGTATGGCTTATACATATGGTGAAATAAAAAATGAAAAAACTTTTTTAATTGAACAAGGAAATTCTTGGGTTTTTCTTTCTGCTATTTTTCCTTATCCAGATTATTATAATAGCGTAGATCAATCAATTGATTTTTATGTTGATGTAAAAGGTTTACCAGTTAGTGGTTCAGTTAAATCTTTTTATTTTAATGGATTAAGTTTTGGTCAATGGGCAGAAGAATATAATACTCAATCACTTGGCACAATGGTTTATCAAGGCTCAAGTTTTGGTACATCTGATATCATAAGACCACAAAACTCTGTTCAATATTTACCACAATCTCTTCAAAATACAAGTGTAATTAAAGCACTTCCATATGGATATGAATCTCAAGATGCAATAGATATTGTAAATAAACAAGAAGATCTTGCTTTTTATATAATAGAGCAAAACAAATTATTGGCAAGAAATGCATCAATGCCTATGGTTTTTGGTTCAAGTAGTATAACAACAATTTCTCCAAGTCCAACATTAGGCCCATCTTTTATATTTCCAGGTAAAGGATTTTTAAATGCTAGTGGAAAAAAGAAAACAGCTACATTTGAGATGTGGCTAAGAGTTAATCCAGACACAGTAACAGCTAAAAGAATTTTTGGTCCAGTCGCATCTGACGACGGTATTTATATTGAAGGTCCTTTTATAAGTATTAAAGTAGGAAAATATACTGGATCACACTACATTGGTGAATGGTATAGGCCAATGCTTGTTCAGTTTAAATATAGGGAAGATGCTGCAATATTATCAATAAATGGTCAAGAAGTTATATTTTTAACTTTTGATCAAGATCCAATAACTGAAGAATATGGAATAACTTTTCCAGAAGAGTATGTTAATGGTTATAGAAATGATATGCTTGCATTTTATGCCTACCCAGATATTCCGCAAATTGATATTGATTGTCTTGGAATTTACCCATATGATGTTCCAAATATTGTAGCAAAAAGAAGATGGGTATATGGTCAAGCTGTAGAGTTTCCAGAAACAATTAATGCTTCTTATGGAGGAAGTTCTGCAGTTATAGATTATCAATTTGCCAACTATTTAAATAATTACAATTATCCAAGTATTGGAAAATGGGTTCAAGGTATTAATGAAAATACTTCTATTGTTAATGGATCTTTATGTTCACCAAGTTATGAAGCACCATCAGCATTCTTTGATATAAATACAGAGTCAGACTGGTATGCTGCAATGTCTACTCGTGGTATTAATAACATTACTTTAAAACCAACAGATTCTTGGTCAGACGTAAATGGGTATCTTTATTTTGATAACTTCAATAAACTTAATAAATTAATTTATGGAATTTACGGAATTTTTGAAATACCAGAAAATTTTAGCGGTACTCAAACAATTTTTAAAATTGAAGATGATCTTACAGAAAATTATTTTAAAGTTGAAATATTTAAATCAGGATCAGATATAAAAACAAGATATTTATTTTATTTTAATGGCATTTTAAGTACTATTTATACATCAATAAATTCTTTAAGTACTGGAACAGAAGTTAATATAGGTTTTGAGATCCCTAAAATAATTCAGCAATTTGGAAATGGTCTTCAATCATTTTTTGGTAATACATCTAGACTTAGACTTTATGTAGGTGGAGATAAAACATTTACAAACACATTTTCTGGAAGAATAGTTACCATGTCAATTTGTTCTGCAAATAGTTTTAAAGATGTATCTTCATTATTTACATCAGATGGAGTTATAGACTCTAAAGACATTTTATATGACGGTGGAACTCCAACAACAATTGTTTGGGATTTTATTGCAGACGGCGGTAAGCCAGCAACAATACACACTTTTAATCCAAATGAATATTACGATCCAGTAATCATTTATGATGGAGGTACTCCAACAACAACTGTTTGGGATAGTATAATTGATGGAGATATTCCAGCAGAAACCGTTTATGATGGAGGAAGTTATAATACTAATTCCTGGTCTTCAACACTTGATGGAGGTACTCCGACACCACCAACAAGTTGGGAAAATATAATAGATGCAAATACTGCTAATCAGCTTGGATCTTATATTGATGGTGGATATGTGGATAACTCTGGTGAGTCAACATATAGTGTAGTTCTTTCAGATAATGTTTCAACATATACTCTTATTCCAAAAATTGATTTTAATACTTTTAGAATTAAGGTTGGAGCTAAATCATATTGGGAAGACTATATTCCATTATCACTACTTGCAAAAAATACAGATGATGGATACCAAGTTGATTTTATACAATTTAATATTGATTATCCTAAACCGCTTTTTTCACAAAATAATTATAGAAATACAAATAATTCTTTATTAAAAATGTATGTAACTTTTCAATATATAGATGATCAAAACACAAGAAAATCATTGTCATATTTTACAAATACACAATTTGCAAATTCAGAAGATATTGTTGTTCCAGGCAATGATTGGGAATATACAAAATATGAAGTTACAGATCACACAATACTTTATCCACCAAAATTATCTCAATATGACAATATTGCAATCTCTACTCATCTTGAATTTATAAGTAAAGATGTTGAAAAACAAGCAATTAGATTAAAGTCTTTAGAGTTAGCATCTAAAGTGCTAGATAGTAACAAAGAGTCTGAAATTGGAACAAAATTTGGAAAATCTTTAATGATGTATGAATTGGTCAATAACTTAGTACCAGAAATAACTACAAACAAAGCATGTGCAATATCAAAAAAATCAACACCATATATTTATTTAACAAGAAATTCTGGAATTAAAACACTTGCAGGACTAAATGCAAATGAAGATGCAGGATTTTATTTTCCAATTAATGAAACTTTAGACTCAAGCTATAAATTAGGATCAATGATGCTTTCAATAAGATTTGAAAATACATTTTCTATTGAACCTATTCCAATTTTTGAACTTAATTATTTAACTGATAAAATAATTTTTTATGCACAAACTGTAAATCCAAGTGGAACCAGGGCAAAAATTTATGCAAAAAAGGGTTACGATACTTATTCAAATATTTATTTCTTTATTAATGGAGTTAAAACACCTAATCCAACAATAAATATTAATGAATGGAACATGCTTAGTTTTGCCTTTGCTACTCCACTAAGCATGGCATCATATTCTGGAAAATTCAAAATAAAGTATCCAATGGTAGTTCATCAAATATCTGCATATCAAAATGTAGATAATGTTAATGGAAACGCTATAGATCTAGGTTTGTCAAATTATTATGGAATAAGTGCTTCTGAATTGCATGGATCGTACATGGGAAGAAATGTAATATCTATTAATGATAAATCAACATTAATGTTGTATAACTTTACTAGATCATATTATCAAAATGTATCTGTGACCACAAAAACTGTTAATCCTGCTTAATATGGTATACTTGTAGTCATGGATAAGATTATGAAGGGCCAAATTGGTAAGACCAAGGTTCAAATTGTTAATGATAACCTAACAAATGCAGGTGTTTATGTATGGAAAAAGGCAAGTGGCAAATTTTTTACAGATGGTGACAACAATGTTTTAAACATTCCCTCAATGCGTGGAGATCAATCAAAAATTGAAGAACTTAAAAAAGCAGATGCTTACTATGGAGAACCAGATGGAGAAGCTGTATTTTTTGAAGGTACTGGTAGAGTTTCAGATGAAGAGTTCTCAGAACAAAAAGATAGAATGTCTCAAGGACTAATACCATCAATGAATGATCTTGGAGCAGTTGTTGCAGCTAAGAAAACATTGGAGATGCATGGCGATGAATGAGTTAACTAAAATTGCAATTCCAATTAAAGATGATTCATATCTTAATCAAGATATTGTTGTAAACAATGATCCCTTTACAAAGTCTTGGGATGAGATTAAGAATTACACAGGTCTTGACGCAAACTTTAAACGTCGTGAATCACGAATTGAAAAAACAGCTATGTCTGAAGCCTATATGGATTCTGCAAGTGCTATTGATAGTGGTCGTGAAGATGCTAAATCAAAAAAGTTAAATCCTGGTGCAGTTTATCGTAATGCTTACGGTATTTTTGATATTATTACTCCACCATATGATGTGTATCAGCTTGCTGGATACTATGATACATCATTTGCAAACCACGCAGCAATTGATGCTAAAGTAGAAAATATTGTAGGTCTTGGTTACGATTTTGTTATTTCAGATAGAACTCTAATGCGTCTTGAAGTAGAGTCAGATCAAAATAAAGTAACTCGTGCTCGTAGTCGTATTCAAAGAGCAAAAATTGAACTTCGTGACTGGATGGAAAGCCTTAATTCAGATGATAGTTTTACCACAACAATGGAAAAGGTTTATACAGATGTTCAGGCAACAGGTAACGGCTACATTGAGGTAGGTCGTACCACAAACGGTCAGATTGGTTATATTGGTCACATTCCTGCAACTACCGTTCGTGTTCGTCGTCTTCATGATGGCTTTGTTCAGATAATTGCAAATAAAGTTGTTTACTTTCGTAATTTTGGGGCATCTAATAAAAATCCAGTTACACAAGATCCACGACCAAATGAGATTATTCATATTAAAGATTACTCTCCATTAAATACTTTCTATGGTGTTCCAGATATTATTTCTGCAATGCCTTCTCTGATTGGTGATGGATTTGCTTCACAGTACAACGTAGACTATTTTCAAAATAAGGCAGTTCCTCGTTACATCGTAACTCTAAAAGGTGCTCAGCTGTCACAGGAGGCCGAAGACAAGCTATTCAGATTCCTTCAGACTGGACTTAAGAGTCAAAATCATAGAACACTTTACATTCCACTTCCAGGCGATTCTGACATGAACAAAGTTGATTTTAAAATGGAGCCAATTGAAGCAGGTGTTCAAGAAGGTTCTTTTCATCAGTATCGTCAACAAGTTCGTGATGATATTCTTATTGCACATCAAGTTCCACTTTCAAAACTTGGTGGTGGAGAAGCATCAAATATTGCTGCAGCACTTGCACAAGATCGTACATTTAAAGAACAAGTTGCAAGACCTGCTCAACGCAATCTTGAAAAAATTCTTAATAAAATTATTCGTGAAAAAACAGATGTACTTGAATTTAAGTTTAATGAACTTACACTTACTGACGAACTTGCACAATCGCAGATTCTTACAAACTATGTAAAGAATCAAATTATGGCTCCCAATGAAGCTCGTGATGCTCTTAATTTACCACAACGTCAAGACAGTGATAAAATGATTACTCCTACTGCTAGACAAGCAACAGATGCTAATGCAAATAATCAACAAAATAGATCTCGTGATGCTCAACGTCAACAAAATCAAGCTGACAATAATGCCACTACCTCTGGAAGAAATCCAAAAGGTGAGGGTAGAGCATCATCTTAAAAATGTTGTATAATGTAACAAAATAATAACTTTCTACAAAAAGGGAATATAATTAGATTAGTATGACTATTCAAAAAACACACTGGGAATCAGAAGGCGACAACGTTCGCCTCTCAATGCCGTTCAGTAAAGTAGATCAAGAGCGACGTATTGTCTCTGGTTTTGCTACCCTAGACAACATTGATAAGCAGTCTGACGTTGTTACAACAGACGCTTCACTAAAAGCATTTGCTAAATTTCGTGGTAATATTCGTGAAATGCACCAGCCAATGGCGGTAGGTAAAATGGTTAATTTTAAAGAAGATAGATACTTTGACCCAGAGACAAAGAAATTTTACAATGGCGTATTTGTCTCTGCCTATGTTTCAAAGGGTGCTCAAGATACCTGGGAAAAAATTCTAGACGGAACACTGTCAGGTTTTTCTATTGGTGGAAAAATGAACAAGTGGGATGACGGTTATGACGAAAAGATGGATGCAGCAATTCGTATTATTAAGGACTATGATTTAGTAGAGCTTTCACTAGTAGACAATCCTGCTAATCAATTTGCTAATGTTATCTCAATTGAAAAAAATCAAGATGGAGATACAGTTATAAAAGGAGAAGTTGCAGATCTTCAAATTGAAAATGTATTTTGGGACAAAGAATCTGGACTAGTTATGCTTTCAGATAACGAATCAGAAATAAGTCCAACAAATGGAATTCCAATGCAAAACATTGGTTTTGTCGAAAAGTCAGATTCTGACAAGGTAGACATGATTAAATTCTTAGTTAATAGTGCTAAAGGCATTAACAATACTGAGATTAACAAGGAGGATAATATGACAGATGAAACAACAAATGTTGAAGAAGTCGAAATCGCTCCAGAGGCAGATGCCGAAGTCGAAATTACTGAAAAGGTTACTGAGGAAGTAGTTGAAACTACTGATGCAGACACCGAAAAGGTAGATGAAGTCGTAGCTAAGGCTAAGACTCCTGCCCAGGGTCCTGAAGAGGAATCCCAGGAAGAAGTCAATAACCTTGAGGAAGAAGCTGACGAGGACATGAAGACTAAGAAGTCAGATGATGAGGTAGTTGCGAAGGCAGTTGCCGATATGACAGATACTCTTACATCAGCCTTTAGCGATATGGCAACAATGGTTAAATCACTTAGCGATGAAGTTGCTGCACTAAAGAAGTCTCTTGGATATGTCAACGAAGTACTTGATGATGCAGAAAAGGACTTTAATAATCTTGGCAAGCGTATTGATGCAGTAGAAGCAGATACCGCTTTCCGCAAGTCTGGCGATCTAGGCGAGATCGTACAGGAACCAGCAATGGTTGAAAAATCAGTATGGGGCGGCCGTTTCCTCACAAATGCCGATCTACTGAAATAAAAAATAAAAAATCACTTGGAGGTGAAAAATATATGTCAGAAGAAATCATTAAAAATATCCCTGGAACAAGCAATGTCTTCCCTAACTCGGACGGTCAGTTTGCTGCAGGTGGTATTGGTGGTGTAGCAGATCCTGCTTTTGCTTTTGTTGGTAACAACGTACCAGGAGAAGCAGAATATGGTTCTACAGGAGGTCCTAACGCTGTTAACCCTTCATACACCGAAATGCCTAACTACCCAGGTGCTGGTATCCTGCGTCCCGAGCAAGCTCGTCGTTTTATCGACTACATTTGGGATGCAACAACCCTCGCTAACGATGGTCGTCGCGTAACTATGCGAGCCAACACTATGGAGCTAGAAAAGGTCAACGTTGGTGAGCGTGTTGTTCGTGCTGCAAATCAGGGCGATGCATCATTTACTAACGCAGGTGCAACCTTTACTAAGGTTGAACTTACAACAAAGAAGCTACGTCTAGACTGGGAAGTCTCAGCTGAAGCTCTAGAAGACAATATTGAAGGCGGTGCTCTTGAGGACCACCTAGTACGTCTTATGACTACAGCATTTGGAAACGACATCGAGGATCTTGCCATTAATGGTACAGGTCAGGGTGGAGATGACTTCCTCAACATTATGCAGGGATTTATCGATCGTGTAGATAACGATGGATATGCTCACGCTGCTACTGTTGATCAGGGAGACGCTAACTGGACAGTACACGACATGCAGAAGCTAGTTCTAGCCATGCCTCGTCGTTACCGTGCTCTTCAGACTGGACTCAAGTTCTATGCTGGAACCGATACCTTTGCAAACATTGTAAAGAACAACGGTACAGTATTTGATTCAATTGGTTCAACTGAGGCAGCTCGTGGTTCATACCTTGGTGGTATTGACCAGACACTTGGTAACGCTCGTCAGACTCGTGTTCTTGGTATTCCAGTGCTTGAGGTTCCTTACTACCCTGCGGATTATGTAGATCTTACATTCCCACAGAACCGTATCTGGGGCTTCCAGCGTGACATTACTGTCAACCGCTTCTACGTTCCTAAGAAGGACACCATTGAGTACACAGTATTTGTACGATTTGGTATCAACTGGGAAGAGCAGGATGCTGTTGCTTACGCAACTAAGCCATCTGCTTCCTAAGTAGAAACCTATTGAGGGGGTGAGGACAATAGTCCTCGCCCCTTCTTTATTTGTGTTGTATAATTAATTAAGGAGTTTGATCAATTTATGGAAGTTTTAAGAGTGCCACCATATCCTATTACAACTACATGGGATGTTCCAGAAGCGAACGCAGAATATACACTTTATGTAGAGGACTTGGTTGATCACTCATTTGAAACGTCTACAATAACATCAGATGCTAATTCAAAAATAACATATGTACTTCCAAGATCTAAAGTTCAATTTGACAGAGACTTTCTTTTTCGTGCATATCAAGTAGACCTTAATGGTGAAATTGTTATAGATGAAAATCTAACAGTATATAGACCATATGTAGATCCTAATATTTTGGCAACAACTGCATCAGAAATTGCAGAATATAAAGAACTTGAGATTGTCGCTCGTTCAATTATTGACACATATCTTCAAGAAGGTTCTGGCACTGGTGGAGCTTTCTATAATCACAAACTTATTATTCAACAAGTAGGCCAGGGTACAGATTATTTTCCTTTATGGCATAATACTAACCGTGTATTAAAAGTATATGAAAACAATGTGCTTGTATATGATTACGACACAAAAACAGATTGGGAATATCAATATGCAGTAACTCTTGATAACTCAAGTATTTATAGATTTTCAACCTCTGAGTTAACAAAGCCAGCTTCAGAATATAATAGATTAGAATACAATCCAACACATCTTCCTATTGGATGGGGCGACCTTGGATTTTATGGTAGAAGCGGATATGGAGTAGCTTTTCCAAAAGGTTATGACTATATTTTTATTGTTGATGCTGGATATAAAGCTATTCCACCAGATGTTGAACTTGCAGCTAAATACCTAATTGAAGATATTAAGTGTGGTAATAATGATTATTGGAAACGTTTTATTACACAATATAGTACAGATCAATTTGATGTTAAGTTTGCCCCACAATTTTTGGAGGGTACTGGTAATATTATAGTAGATAAAATCCTTAGTAACTATAAGGGTAATCTACTTAAACCAGGAATATTATAATGGAAATTGTTTGTGAGACTACTAATGTTTTTTACCCATTGCTTGCAGATATTTACTATCCATCTGTAGAGCAAGGTGCTTATGGAAACGTTTCAAAAGTATGGATGCTTGATGCAACATTAGCATGTTTTTTTGGACCTGCAGGTCGTAAATATATGCAAGAAGTAAAGCCAAATGTACAAATTACTCAAAACTCTTCTCTTGTTGGTAGAACAAGGTCTGACATTCGTATTTCTAGTCGTGCTGCAGCTAGTGCAATTACAAACATAATCATTACAAATATTAGAGATACTTCTGGAACTCCTGTTTACGTTGAAACAGCTGGTCCTAGAGCAGGAAAATCCACTATCTTTGAAATTGCAACAAATGATCCAATTGTTGGACCTTTTGGAAAAATAGAATATTATAAGGTTGTTATAAGAAGATCTGAAAACCAGGGAGTAGACGTATGAGTCTTATATCCGTAACTATGGACGATTCTCAATTTACAAAAGATATGAAAAATATTACAGACTATATGATTGGATTTTTAGATGGAGCAAAATCTGGAAAGCCATTATTACTTAAAAATTTGGGAATTATTATTAAAGAAATTCTTGAAAACTTTATTGATTCAAATGCAAAAATAGATCCAGCATCATTATCACACGTTTATGAGTGGTATCAGTCAGGCAGTTCTGATGCTAGATTATTTGATATTATTTATACTCCGTCTACAAGAGGATTGTCTTTTGGTTTCACTCTTGGACAATCTACATCAGTTAAACAAGGATCTAGTGTTCCATTTTATGATAAAGCAAGAATAATGGAAGAAGGTATTCCAGTAACAATTAAACCTGTAAATAGACAGGCACTAAAATTTGATGTTGATGGTGAATCAATATTTACATCTAAACCAATTACAATAAATGAACCTGGAGGAGCTTCAGCTCAAGGAGGATTAAAAAATGTATTTACTCAATTTTTTACTCAGTACGTTTCTCAATCATTGATGGATGTAAGCGGATTAAGGCAACACTTTGAAAATGCAATGGAGTTTAAACAAAATTTTTCGTCATCAAAATCTGGTGGTAGATCTTTAGGATATCAAGTTGGACTTAGATGGATTTCAGGAGGTATTAAATAATGGCTATATCATATCCACCAGTATTTATTAATGAATACTTAGCAGAAAAAGTTACAGATAAAATTCCAAATAGATTTGCTGGTGCAATGAGATTTTTTCCAACATTGCCAACAGATATCAACTCTTTAACAGAAGGCTTTCCAGAAGCATCAAATGATGTTTTTGCTGTATATGACAGAATGCTTAAAATGCGTCCAGGTCCTTTTCCACATATTAAAAGAGAACAAGTTATTTATTATTTCTATAAAACAAATAGTGATCCAGAAGCTCTTATTGAGACTACTCAAATTGTTGCAGACTTACTTGATCGTGGAGATGAGTCAGGACAAGAGTTAAACGAATGGCTTCAATCTAAAATTGTTAATGGACTTGTTACTTTTGGATCTGGTTCTTTAGCAAGAGAGTTTAAGCCAGTATATTTTCACTATCTAAAAGTTTTTCAGTTACAAGAAACAAGAGATATTATTGATTTTGGAACAGCCAGAACGTATGCTGGTAATAAAATAATTATTGACTATTGTTACCACACAAAAGATTATTCATAAATGAATGATAAACTTAAAATGAGGAAACGCCCCAAATTTTACAGAAAAATGAGGTGAAATAAATATGGCATATTCAAAAGGAACAAGCAACAACATTATCGTTGGTGCAGCGTCTCTTTTCACATTTGAAGAGGGACTCCTAACAGATGCAGATCTACCCACAGCAATTAGTGCAAACTCTTACGTTTCAGCTTTGTCAATTGGTGCAAACGCAGGAAATAACAATGTTGGAACTGACGGTTTTCGTAACGTAGGTTACACTAGCAACGGTCTTTCAATTGAATTCCAGCCTGACTTTGGTGAGGTTAAAGTTGATCAGATTCTTGACACAGCAAAACTTTACAAGCAAGGCATGAAAGTAAACCTAAAGACTTCTTTCGCAGAATCAACTTTAGAGAATCTTCTTCTTGCAGTTGCAGCATCATCAGCTGATCTTGGAAACAAGACAACAAATGGTATTGGAACAGAAAAGACTCTTGTCCTAAAGGCAGGAGAGCTTGGAGAATGTCCAATCGAGCGAGGTCTAGTTGCTGTTGGTCCAGGTACAGGTGACTGTGCTCCAACAGAACAGGTTGAGCGTATCTACATTGCATACCGTGCTCTCTCAATTGAGAGTGTAACAGTTGCAGCAAAGCGTGAAGAGGCAACAATGTTTGAAGTATCTTTCCGTCTACTACCAAATGACGCAGGAACATACGGCAAGATTGTTGATCGCACATACAGTGCAGACTCAACACCACGTTCATAATTAAATACATTAGATTGGCCCAGGGAAACCTGGGCCTTTCTTTTTGCTATACTTAAAGAATGGCTACAAAAGTATACGACACTTGTGAAATAGAATTACTTGATGAGCATGTGATTACTGTTTCTCCACTTAAACTTAAATTTTTAAGAGAATTTATGATTGAGTTTGATAACGTAAAAAAGGCAACTAGTGATGAAGAGGCAATTGAAAATCTTGCTGTATGCGTAGCCATATGTATGAAACAATTTAGACCAGAAATTGCAACTAAAGAACTTGTAGAAGATGTTTGTGATATATCAATGATCTATAAAATTATTGAATTTGCAGCTAATATTAAACTTAATGCTGAATCTGAAGAGCCAGTAAAAGAACAAGCAGAAAAAGGATCGTCTTGGTCAGAGTTTGATTTGGCAGAAATTGAAGGTGAGTTATTTTTGCTGGGGAATTGGAAAGATTATGATGAACTTGAGTCTTCTCTTTCGTTGCCAGAAGTAACACTTACATTAACCTCAAAAAGAGAACTAGATTATAAAGAAAAGAAATTTTTTGCAGCTATCCAAGGTGTAGATCTTGATGCAGAATCTGGTCAACAAGATGCATGGGAAAAATTAAAAACAAAAGTATTTAGTGGTGGAGCTACTAATGATCCAAATGATGTTATGGCACTACAAGGTATAAATGCAGATATGGCAGGATTTGGTATTGGTCAAGGATTATCCTATGAAAAATGGGAGTAGTCTATGATACAATTGAGTAAGACAAACAAGGAGGACTAATGTCTACAACCGTAAACGAAGATAAGGTGATTACTCTTATCGATGGAACCACCCTTTCTGTTAGACCCCTGAAAATTTCTCTTCTTAGACCATTTATGAAGAAGTTTCAGACAATTGCAGATGTGGCTGACGACAATGACAAATCAATGAGCATTCTTATGGAATGTGTGCAGATTGCCATGAAACAGTACAAGCCTGAACTAGCAGATGATGCTGCAGCTTTGGAGGAAAACCTTGATCTACCTACAGTCTACAAGATTGTAGAAGAGGCATCTGGCGTTAAGTTGTCAGATACAAACCTCATGGGTTAGGTTATAGAGGTGCTGGTGGATGGCTGATGTTGAATCCAATATTAATGTAAATATTGATACGTCAAGTGCTCTTGCTTCTATCAAGAGACTCCAAGCGGAGATATCTACTTTTCACCAGCAAATGGCAAAAGGAGGAGCAACTGCTGCTGCATCCTCTGCACAACTACAGCAAGGTCTTGTCAATTCAGTAAATGCTACTGGCAATTTCTCTGCCAGCATGAGAACAATCTCAAGTGCTACAGAATCTTTTACAAACTCCCTGGAGAAAAATAAATTCTCAATGGGAGAATATTTTCGTTATGCAGGGGCATCTACAAAAACTTTTGGAAGATTATTTTCTTCAGAGTTTAATACAATTGATAAGGTTGCCAGAGAACGTGTAAAAGATTTACAAACTCAATATATTAAACTAGGGCGTGATGCTAATGGAGCCATGAGGTCCATTGCTATCAGGCCCTTAACTCTTGATATGAATGATTTGGGAACTAAAACAGCTATGGCTGCCCAAAAACAACAAATATTCAATCAATTAATGAGTCAAGGTTCTACCAACCTTTTGAATTTTGGTAAAAATACTCAGTGGGCTGGTCGTCAGCTTATGGTTGGTTTTACAGTACCCCTTACAATTATGGGTGCAGCTGCTGCTAGAGAGTTTAAAAACATTGAAGAGCAAGTAGTTAAATTTAAACGTGTTTATGGCGATGCTATGACATCAACTGCCGAAACAGATGCAATGGCAAATAACCTAAAAACTTTAGCAAGAGAATTTACACAATATGGTATTTCTGTTGCAAACACAATGAAACTTGCTGCAGATGCAGCTGCAATGGGTAAAACAGGGGCAGACCTTACAGCTCAAGTAACTCAAGCAAGTAGGCTTTCTGCTCTTGGTGGAGTTGATCAACAAAAAGCACTTGAAACAACCACTTCTCTTACAAGTACCTTTGGTATTGCAACAAAAGATTTGGCTAATAATATTGACTTCCTTAACTCAGTTGAAAACCAAACAATTACATCAATTGAAGATTTAACTACTGCTATCCCAACTGCTGCTCCTGTTATTCAACAGCTTGGTGGAAACGTTAAAGATTTGGCGTTCTTCCTTACTGCCATGCGTGAGGGCGGAATTAATGCTTCTGAAGGTGCTAACGCCCTTAAGTCTGGTCTTGCCTCAATGATTAACCCAACAACACAAGCAACAGCAATGCTTCAAAGTTTTGGTATTAATCTCCAGGGTATTATGGACAAGGACAAAGGCAATGTAAAACAAATGGTTATTGATCTAGGTGCTGCACTTAACAGTCTAGATCCAACAAATAGAGCACAAGCAATTGAACAAATGTTTGGTAAATTTCAATTTGCTCGTATGTCAACTTTGTTTCAAAACGTTACTAAAGATGGAACACAAGCAAGTCGTGTTCTTGAATTGTCTGCTAAATCAGCAACAGAACTTGCCATTATATCTGAACGAGAACTTAAAAGAGTTTCTGATTCACCACTATATAAATTTGAAAAATCAATAGAAGACTTTAAGGCTTCTCTTGCACCAGTTGGTGAAGCATTCTTAAAAGCAATAACTCCAATTATTGAGTGGGGTAAAAAAGTTCTTGATTGGTTTAATAGTTGGAATGATCAAGCTAAAAATATTGGTGTAGTTTTAACAATTGCTATTGCTGGATTAGGCCCAATACTTCTTATGGCATTTGGTTTAATTTCTAACGGTGCTGCAAATATTATTAAAATGTTTATGGGACTTAGGAACATGTTCCTTAAAGCTGGGGGAAGTTCAAAAGTTCTTGGTGAACAACTTAGCTATATGAGTCAAGAGCAATTACAAGCAGCTACAGTAGCAGCATCTCTTGATCAAGCACACAATAAACTAATACAAACTTTTACTTCTGAATCATCTGCGGTTGGTCAACTTATTGCTCAATACCAGGCAGCAGTTGTTGCTCAAAATAGATTTATGTCTGCTTCAGGGGGTGTAGGTGGCAAGAGAAAAGCATCAGTTAAAAAAGCAGATGGTGGAATTGTTTTTGGAGAAGGTACAGCCACTTCCGATTCAATACCTGCGATGCTTTCAAATGGTGAAGCGGTTATTCCAGCAAAACATGTTGCTGCAAATAGAGGACTTGTACAGTCTCTTATTTCTGGTAATCTTCCAGGGTATGCTACTGGTGGAATAGTATCTGTTCCTAAATATGCGTTTGGTGGAATTTTTGGTGCTATGGGTAGAGGATCTATGGCTCAGGGTAGAGATGGTTTTTATAATCCAAGCATGAATCAAATGGTTGGAAAATCTTATTTTCAAGACTTGGGTCTTTTTGATATGCGTCGCAAACAAAAATATGCTCTTGCTCAAATGCAAAAACTTAGAGCAATGAAGTCTAATAAATCATCAATAAATAAAATGCTTGATTTGTTTAATGATAAAGATTCTAGGTTTGCTGTTAAAAAAGGAGAAGTGTTATCAGTACCAATTGGAAAGGGGCAATTTTTACCAGGTACACAAAGCTTCTTAGAAATGACCCCAAAACAGCAAGATGAACAGATTGCTAAAATTAAGGCTGCTTTAGCACAAGATGCAGAAATACAAAAAAGTACAAGATCTAGGTGGACAGAAGCAATGCGAAAAGATCCTAAACTTAGAGGTTGGATGTATCAAAACAGAAGATATAAAGCTCTTGGAGAAAAAACAGATGCAAATTTATTTAAAGAAAAAATTAAAGTTGTAGAAAAAACCGAAAAAGATTATCCAGGATTTGTAGACAAACTAACTTCAGAAAATCTTGCTCCAGGAGAACGTGCATTACTAGAAACACAATTAATGAGGCATAGAGCTGATAGTCTTATTAAAAAAGCAAAGCACCCTGGTAAAGTTGAAACAAGAATGGGTCGATCAGCTGGACCAGGAACATACTTTACCCCAACACCAGCAGACTCTTTAGATTTTGAGGGTGATACTGCAGCTATTTTTGGAACCTCTATGCATAAAATTAGGTTATCTAAAGAAGCACAACAAAGAATTAAAAATAGCAAGGGATATTTAACACAAGCAAGTTTGTCAAATTTTGTTAAAAAACATCCAGAATTTAAAGGAATTTTTGAAGAGGCTGGAAGATCTCTTAATGATGTGCCTTGGAACAGTGATTTAATTCAATCACTAATTAAAGAAGGCTACGTTGGTTTTAATAATAAAAGATATGGAGAAATGACCAATTGGTTGGTTGGAACTCCAGGATTTGATTTAGAGGCAACACCATATGCTAGTGGTGGAATTGTTAAAGGGCCAGGTACAGGTACTTCCGACTCTATTCCAGCTATGCTTTCTAGTGGAGAAGCCGTTATTCCTGCTAAAGCAGTTAGGGAAAATCCTAAACTTGTTGAGGGTCTTATTGCTGGAAACATTCCTGGTTTTGTCAAGGGTGGTCGTGTTGGACCAACTACTGGTAGAGTAACTGGTGGTGAATTTGAACAAAGAGCTTATTCACCATTAGCAATGATGGGTCCAGGAAATACAGCAACTGGGCCAGGAATCGATCTAGATTGGCTTAAAACTTCAGAAGAGGCAAAGGCTGCTTGGGCAGGTGTCTTAAAGTCAGGAGTAATGTTTGAGCGTGAAGTTTCAGTAAGTCAGAGAAATTATGAGGCTTTTAGTCAAGAACTTGGAGATGTTACAGATGAGCTTTTGACTATTTATAGAACAGGAATAACTGATGATGTAACAGATGTTGCTCAGGTTGGTCAAAAGACATATCCAAAAATTATTGCTCACATTGATAAACTAGAGGCAGAAGGAAGGGTTACAGCAGAAAATGCAACAGCCCTTAGAGTTGCTACAAGAAAACTTGTTGCAGCAACAGAACAAGATTTGACAGATGTTGGTGTTAGACGTGTTGAGATGGGTAAAAACAAAAAGGGAGAGACTATAGTAACCCGAGATGCTAATGAAAGAAGTGCTAATAAAAAAGACCCAATTAAACGTGCAACAGCCCTTGAATATGCTAGGAGAGGACTTACTCAAAGAGGAGACGTTTCTTTCGCACACTTAACAGACAGCTCTAAGAGAACAACCTATACTGAGCCAAAGGTAAGCGCAAGAAATACTCCAGAAGAACAAGAACTTGCAAGAAAACTTAGAAATCGTGAAAAATTAAGAGTTGGCCAAGTAATAGAAGCTCCTGAAGTAAACTCTAATGTCTCGACTAAAAAGGCAAAAGCTGCTGGTGCAAAAGCTATTAAAGAACAAAAAGATGCATTTGTTGAAGGTGCAGTAGAAGAGGGGGGCGTTGCCTCTCCAGCTAAAGTGCCAAAGAAGGTTGGTGCTGCTCACTCTGAAGGATTTACAGAAGGTGCAAAAGAAGGTATTGCAAAAGCAAAAACAGTTGGCAAAGCAATAGCAGATAGAAATGTAAACACTAATCCTGCATTTGGTCGTGTTCCTCAAATGCCCCCAGTTGCAACTGTAGGCATGAGAGACTTCATTTCTCAACGTTCTGCCAAAATGACAAGAAGCGTTATTGAAGCACAAATGTCGCAAATGGGCGGGATGAAAATTCTAACAGCCACAGAAGTAAAACTTAGAGATGCAACAAAGATGTTGGCTGGATCTAAGATACCTCTTGAAGCACTTACTACTGCAGCTCAAAAAACAAAGGCAGGACTCGATTCTGCTGCAATTGCTGTTAAAGATTTTTCTGTTAATGCAGCAACAAAGCTTTCAGATTCTATTAAGAGTGTTGCTCTTAGAACAAAAGAAGCAGCAATTAATATTGGAAATACAGCTATAAATGCCCCTGGAACAATGGGTAATTGGTGGAACGGTGGTCAAAAAAATCCAGAAATTGATGCTGAAGGTAATAAAGTTTATGGCGGTATGCGAGGAAAAATTATTCAAGGCGGAACAAAATTTGGTAATAAAATAGCTGGAGCTGGTATGGGCATTGGCATGGCTGCCATGATGACTCAGGGCATGGGTGGTCCTGTTGGAGATATTGCTGGTCAACTATCTGGACCTATTATGGCAATTTCTTCTATTGCTTCTATTTTTCAAATGTTTCCAGGAATTTTGGCAGCTATGACAGGACCAATAGGCTTAGTAGTTGCAGGACTTGCAGCTGCTGGTATTGGTCTTAAAATGATGTATGATCAGTTAATTGCAACAAGAGAAGCAGCAAAACAAGCAGCAGAAGCAACAGCAATTACTACAAGTAAAATGAATGCTTATGCAGAAGCAGCTGGTACAGTTAGTCCAACAGAAATTCGTCAACGACAAAGACAAACAGAACTTACAGGCCTTAAACCTTCAGAAACACAAACATTTGGAGATACATTTTTTCAAGGAGATTCAGGCAAAAAAATGCAATCTGAATTTGAAAATGCAATTTCTGGAGCAGGTAAATCAAAAGCTATAAATGAATTAGGAAATCAACTTGCAACAGCAGTTGCGACAGGAATGCTTACAGCAGTAGATGCTTCACAAATTGCAACTAGTCTTGGACAATCTTTAAAAGACCAATCAATTGGTATCGGTGTTAATGCAAAAATTGTTTCTTTAATTGGTTCAGAAGGAAAAGATATTACTAATAGTCCTATGGATGTTCATGTTAAATTAATTTCAGATACTGCTTCACAAATACAAACAAGCATGTCTATTATTAAAAATACTGGTCAAGCTGGTTGGGGAAGTTCTGAATGGAACTCAATGGTTGCTGCAGAACAACAAGCAGCAATAGGATATCAATCACTTGTTAATCAAAGTCAATTATTAATTGATAATTTAGACGTAGAACATCAAAAAAGACTTGATAGTTTACAAGCTGTAGAAGATTTAGCAGGAATAGAAGCTGAAAATGCAACATATCAAAATCAAAGAACTACTGCTCTTCAAGCAAATAATAAAGCTATTCAAGATCAAGTAGATTCGATGAAACAATTAAACATTCAAAATCAAAATGCAATTGTTGCTGCGTCAAGAGATGCTTTAAAAACTCAGTTCACTGGAACACAAAATGAGGGTGCTGCTAAAAATGTTCAAGAAAAATTAAATGCAACAAGAGTTATATATAGAGATGGTTATGGAAAAGAACTTACTGCTGAACAAGCCAATAAGCCTGGTCAAAATGCTACTCCAGATACAGTTCAAGCACTATCCAATGCAACACAGCTTACACTTTCAACAAATATTCAAGCAGGAAATATTGACGTTGTTCAATTTGAAAAATTAACAAAATTTATGGATCCAGGAGGAGATGGAAATCAAGCAACATATGATGCAATTGCAAATATTACTTCAACACTTGGAGGTCCTGCTGCTGGTGAATTAACACAGCTTTTGGGAAATTTTGGTCCAGGACAAGAAAAAGTTGTAAGAACTTTAGCATTAGAAGTTCAAGCTGATCCGTCAAAACTTGATACATATACAAAACTTGTAACAAATTCTAAAAATGGAGAAGGAGCTGCATTAATTGGTAGATCAAAAGAAACAGATAAAAGTGGTAAAGCAACATCTGCTGCAAAGAAAGCACAAGCACAAATAGACAAAGCAACCAAAGCGTATAAAGCAATTGACAATATGGCTGCCAAAGGACCAATCACAATGGAAATTGTTGCTAAAACAGCAGGATTTGAAGATGCTAAGTTTGATGCTAACTGGTTTAATGGATTACCAGCAGAAGCAAAGAAATTTGCATTGCAATATTTTGTTTCTGTTTCTGCAAGCGTAACAGATGATCAATTAACAGCTTGGATGAAAAGTCATAAAATTGCTACAAATACTAGTACAGGTAGTGGTAGGCTCGGAAATGCAAGAACAACTGGTTATACACACTCTTTGATGCAACAATATGTTGGTCAATATGCAGCAGATCAAACACAACAAATAACAAACAGCCTTAATGCTTCAGGAGCTTTTGGAGGCGGTGATGGAGGCAACTACGACAGCAGCGGTGGCGGAGGTGGCGGTAGTCAACAAGAAGCTCCAAGAACAATTACAGATGTTATTGCAGATCAACAAAAACGTATTACAGCAATCAATGATCAAACAACTGCAGTTAGAAAACTTGTAGCAGCTGGTCTAAGCCTTGCAGATGCATATGCTATTGCTTCTAATGCTGAAGATGCTGCTCTTATTGCTAATGGTGCAAATGCTGCACAACTTGCTGAACTTACCGCCAAAACCAGGGAAGCTGAAAAAGCTACCAAAGACTTAGCAGCAGCTACAAACGCTGCAAGTGCTGCATTAGATATTAAAGAAAAAAATGATCTTGCAGCTAAGTTGGCAGCAGACAATACACTTACAGATATTCAAAAGCGATTCCTTCTTGAAAACGCAGATGCTGCTAGACTCTACATGAATCCAACATTTGATCAAGCAACACTTAATAAAGCACTACTTGATGCACAAAATGCAAGTACTTATGAATTTAATATTAAGAAAGTTACAATTCCTGGACTTCAAGACATTTGGAAAAAGGGTCTGGATAATGCCATGCAAGCATTCTCAGCACAACAAAATGCTATTGAAATTAAATTTAAAGTTCAGTCAAATCCTTTTAAGGATATTGTTGAAGCAGGTAAGAGAGCAATTGAAGATATTCAAAATAAACCTGGTGGACTTGACGATTTAGATGCAGATCTTCAAAGAATATCCAATAAAGAATTTGAAATTAACAAAGCTTATGATGAAAAAATTAAAGCTCTTGATGAAGTTTCTAAAATTAATGACAGAATTATTGCTCAACAAAAATCACAAATTGGACTTGCAGAAGCATTAACACAAGGTGATATTGCAGCAGCTGCTAAAGCAGCACAAGATATGCGTAGTCAAGATGCAACATCATCGCTTGCAGATCAAAAAAATCTTTTAGATCAGGGAAGAAAATCAGAAATTGATTCTCTTACTGGAACATCTGGTCTTACAAGAGATCAAATTGAAGAAAAAATTCGTGACCTAAAAGCACAAGTACTTGAAATTGAAGAACAAAGAATTGAACCAGCACAACGTCAAATGGAACTTCTTGATAGAATGCAACAAGATCAGATTGATGCTCTTACAGTTCTTGGAAAAACAAAAGATGAATGGGATGCAATTAATACAAGTCTTGAACTTGCTAATACAAAAACAAAAGAATTCCAGGATGCAATGCGAGAAGCTCTTAGTATTGCAACTACATTAGGAAATGCTCTTGCTACTGGTGTTGTTCCTGCTGTTGGATCTATGCCCACACCTGCTCCTGCTCCTGCTCCAGCTCCTGTTGCAGACTATCACACAGAAGAATATCGTAATAATATGGCTATGAGGGTTAGACAAGGAGAATTTGGCAATGGTGCAGCAAGAGTAACTGCCCTCGGTGCTGACTATCAATGGATTCAAGACAGAGTTAATGATATGATTTATCACTGGCACGGATATTCAAATGGTGGAATTGTTTCATACATGAATAATGGGGGAATGATCAAAAACTATCTTGCAAAGGGCGGATTCCCAAATATGCCTAAAAAGGGTACAGACACAATTCCTGCTATGCTTACCGCAGGAGAATTTGTAATGAGCAAACCTGCAGTAGATAGTTATGGTGCAAGTAATCTTGCAAGAATAAATAATGGCGGTATAGGATCTGAAGCAAAAATCATTAATAATAGTTCTGATCCAGTGTATAATTATAATATCAGTGTTACTGCTGGAGCAGGATCTTCTCCTAATGATATTGCACAAACAGTAGTAAAGCAAATTCGTGACATTGACTATCAAAGAGTTAAGGGAAATAGATTTTAATGGCAACTAACAACTACATGGCTGGCAGACAAAAATATGGTCGTCCACAAGGCTTGCTTTTTGCCAATAACCCAGGAACTATTATAAATGGTAAATATGTTCCATTAGGCAATGAAGGATCTGAAGATCTTAATGGAGACGAATTTATAATACTTTCTGATGATAACAGACAAAATATTGATATTCAATCTACAAGAATTGAAGAAAGAAAAAGAACTGTTAATGGAAGAATGCGTTCATATCATGTAGCAGACAAGCTTACAATTTCTACCTCATGGGAAATGCTTCCATCAAGAGCATTTGATACAGATCCAGAGTTTAGTTTAACAACAGGAAAACCTACAGGAACACGAACAATTTTAGATGTAGATAATAATTCAATAACAGTAGATGCATATAACTATACAACTGATGGTGGTGCTGGGGGAGTAGATATTTTAAAATGGTATGAAAAATACACAGGATCTTTTTGGGTATATTTAGCATATGATAAATACTCAAATTTTGCTCAAGATGGAACTGAGTATAATAAATTAGGAAGGTATAACCAGGTAATGGAAGTTTTCTTTTCTAGTTTTAGCTATAATATTACAAAACGTGGAAATTCCCTTCATGATTATTGGACGGTATCTCTTGCACTGGAAGAGGCATAATGTATCAAGACTCAGCTTTAAAAACACATTTAGAATCTTCTCCAAGTATTCAAAGTAATGCTGCAGTTATTACAGAATGGAATCTTAATATAACTGAAAACATTGCAAGAATTGGTAATTATAAATACCGTCCAACTTCGTCAATTACATATTTAACAAACACTTATGATTCAAAAGATGCAGATGGTCTTTATACTAATATGACATACTCTGATGTTCTTGTTGATGGTGGTTTAAGTGACAGTAATGTTCCAATTTCTTTTATTTCAAAAGAAGAAAAAGAAAGATTTTTATATTCATTAGAAGATTGTTTTAATAGATTCCGTCCAAGATCTGGTATTAATAAACTTAGATATTTTGATTTTAACTTTAGTCATTTTTCTAATGATAGTTTGGCAAAAAGGCCAAGGTATTACATAGCAACAAAAACAGACAAGTTTAAGTATTGGACATCTTATAGAAAAGAAGTTAAATCTAAAACACAAACAGAGCGAGGAATATCTTACAAAAAATCTGGAGGTCAGTATTATATAGATGATGCTGTTCCATTTATAGTTTATAAAGAGTCTGTTCCAGCAAACCGTGTTGTTGTAAAAATGCAAACTAATGTTGGAGAAATTAATCTTGGACCATTTGCAAATACATATTCATCATTTGATGATCCATTTTATGGTAATGAAAATAAAACAGTTCCATCTAATTGGAAAATTCAATATCTTAATTCTTCAAATAGTTGGATAGACATGAAAACAATTACGTCTGCTGACGTTATTAATTCGGATGGATACCTTGAATTATTTTATGGAATAACAAACATTCCTTCAACATATAAAAATAGCTTTAAATTGTTAGGAGAAGTTAGTTCAGTAGAGGCACTTCCTTTAGATAGCAATATTGGAGATGCATATCTTATTAAAACATCTTCAACAGATAAAGGTACTATTCGTATTTGGTCGGGTACTGAGTATATAAACATTACCCCAACTTATGGATGGGACATATATGATGAAAACTCTATTACAACTAATGGAACTACCTTTGCACTAGTTGACAGCCCATCATATATAGAAAGTTCACAAACAATTTATAGAGAAATTCAATATATAAAAGGTTTAAGACTTGTTGTAACTAAAATGAATAAAAATGAAAGTACATTTGATCTTATTGAACTTTCACCTAGACTTAATGTAGATATTTCTGATATTGTAGAAAATGTTAGTGTGACAAAAACTGCATCAGATATTGGTGTAAGTGGAATCCCAGTAGGGCAACTTATTGCTGGTACAGGATCAATGACCCTGTTTGATTACCAGGATGCATTCAATAAAAATAATGTAAACAGTATTATTAATAATAAAACAATTAATAAGTTTCAAGTTAAAATTTATGATGTAATTACTACACCAGACAACAAAAAACATTATGTACCAATTAAAAGTTTGTATGTAGATGAGCCAATTTCCCAAGATAGAAATGCAAGATCAGTTTCTGTAAAATTAAAAGATCTTTTGTTTTATTTTGATTCAACAACTGCTCCACAGTTATTAATGGAAAATGTTTCATCAACCACAGCAATATCTCTCCTTCTTGATTCTATTGGATTTTCTAATTATATATTTAAAAATGTACCAGGAGAATCAGATATTATAATTCCACATTTTTTTGTGGGACCAGATAAAAGCGTTGCAGAAGTTTTACAAGATATAGCAGTATCAATTCAAAGTGCAATGTTCTTTGATGAAAATAATAATTTTATTATAATGAGTAAAAATTATATAATGCCATCACTAACAGAAAGAAATACAGACCTTGTTCTTTATGGAACAAGTAAGCAGTCCGATGATGGAGTTAATGAAAATAAACAGTCTTCAGGAGCACTTGAAAATATTATTAGTATTAGTTCTACAACAAATAATATTTTTAATGATGGAGTAATTCGTTATAATACAAGATATATTCAAAGATCTTATGGTTCAATAAAACAAGCCAATGTTTTAGATGATGAAAAAACTTGGGTATATAAGCCAGCACTACTTTGGGAAGTATCTGGAAGTGCAGCAACAAAATCTAAAAACGATGAATCTGGTACACAGTCTTCGTATGCTCTTACAGCCATACCACTTAAATCAGACCTCCCTGCGACTATTCCATCTGTAAGTTCTAATGTCATTATAAACAATACAATGGATCTTGGAGAAGCTATTCAATGGATGGCTAGATATAATGGATACTTTTTTGCAAATGGAGAAATAATTAAATATGATGCTGTTGAATACAACATATCTGGTATTGGAAATGTTTGGATTAATAGCATAAAAGATTATCAATATTACTTTTCAAAAGTGCCATTTAATGGCAAAATTTATGCTACAGGTCTTGTAAGAATTTTTGCTGAACCAAACTATGAAATTGTTGGAGGTCAAACTGTTCTTAAAAATGGTGCTGTTATGAAACATGGTCGTGGTCAATTTGGAACACCTATTATTCATCATAAAGCTGGTTTAGATAGTTATTGGTCAGATAATAATAATGTTCGTGGAACAGTAATGAAATCAAATCTTCTTTTTTCAAAACAACCAGAAAATATTATTTCAAATGTATATTCTGAAACAGATTCCAGGGGTCCAGCAACACTTGAAATAAATAATAAACTACAAGGTACAGCTGTAGTAACAGGAAATACAAAATTTACTTTTGCAAATCATGGACTTTCTAATGGAGATACAATTATTTTTTCATCAGTTCCTAGTGGTTCTCCTGTTACAACTACTGATGTTTATAAAATTCAACTTTACAGTGATCCTTTAACGGCAGGGTATAAAGATATATTTCAAATTACATCAATACAAGGTACACTTGTGACTAATGCAACTAATGGAAATTATATATTTAATATTCAAGGAGAAAATGCAACAAGCTTTTCTTTTTATGCAAGCCATACTCCTACTATGATTCTTTCATCAAAATATGACGTAGATCTAGCAACTGGAGATATAATTTATATTCCAATTCCAATTGGTTATTTTTATATTTCAGATGCTGCAGGTATAACTGGTAATGGATTTAAAAGTGGTAAAAAATATTATGTAAAAGAAAAATTAAGTAGTAAAAGTATTACAATTTCAGAAACATTGGGAGGAAGTGCAGTAAAAGGTTCTTATGTTAGTTTGGGAACTATTTCTAATGCAACAAGTTCTCCAGACTCAAATGGATATTATACTGCAACTTTAACAGCTTCTGCTGGTGGTTTTAGTCAACTTATTGGACTTAAATATGAAACATTAACAGCTGTGTCTGGAACAGGATCTTTTCCAAATTCTAAAGTTTTTTCTGGATTGGTATCAGGAGGTTCCGTAGGTTTATCATCTGATTTACCGTTTACAAACGGTACAGTTACAGATATATGTGTAGATAATGCCGCTGAATCACTTGCACAAACAGAATCTAATAATTTTTATACAGCATCTAGGACTAGCAGAATAACTGTTGAATCTCATAGATTGTCTATAAATAAAACAATTAATTTTACTACAGATGGAGTACTTCCTAGTCCACTTATAAAGTCTACAACATATTATGTTCGTCAAATTATTGATCACAATACCTTTACAATTTCAACAACAAATGACGATTCAGGTTTAATTCAGTTATATGGCAACAGTGCTGGTATTCATACATTAAAAACTTATGACTCAAAAGAAAATACAGATAAACAAATTATTGTTCCTGATGCAAGTGGTATTCGTGTTGGTCAATATGTAAGTCTTTATTCTGGTACTGGAAAAATTCGTGAATTAACAAAAGTTTCGTCTATTGCATTATCTTCTTATACAGAAAATCCAGATGTAATTACTTTAAATCAAAAAGTTGACGAACTTTTATTAAAAGATTATATAGATCCAGAAACTAGTTTGCCAATAATAAATGAAATTTTAATTACTGATAAAATAAATATTGTTGAAAAAAATGGGATTTCTCCAAGAGGCTATGATTCTTCTTACATAAATTTAGCAAAAAAGTCAACAAGAACTGGATTAATTAAAAACTTTTTGAGTTCCGCATATACTGATGAAAAAGAACCAACATATTTAAAACCAGGAACAGTACAATCATCTGCTTTTGTATTTCAAGGACCGCAGTTTGATTTAACAATTGATCCAAAAAGCTTTTTATCTTATGTATACAAAAAAATGAACAATTCATATAAACATTTTGGTACAAGAATGAGAATGATAGGAAGTGTAAATGTTGCAAATAAAAACTCTACAGATCCAAAACAATACCCCATTGGAAGTACAGACTATTATACATTTTTAGATAATACTGATAAAACTATTACAGTCGGAGGCGGCAGTGGTGGAATTGCAATTATGGTAAATCCAGAAACAAATAGTGGATACTATTTAGAAATGATAACTTTAACAGAATCAAATGTTGGACAATACAAAAATTCAAGTAGTATTAATAATATAATTTTTTATAAATTAAATAAAGAGGATGGTTCTACTAATTCTGCAAGTGCAATTCCAACTAAACTTTGGGGAGCAACGTATCCATTCCTTTGTGATGATGGTTTATTTACTGGACAAGGAAGAAATTTTGCAGAACAAAATCCAACGGTATATGATATAGCGGTAGAATATATAGATATAGGCAAAACAAGAAGATTTTTTATTTATCTAAACAATAGACTTGTTGGTACTGTAGATGATGAAAACCCATTACCAAATTATAATAATCTGGCATTATTTGTTAGAGGATCATCTAAAGCAATGTTTGAAAATGTTTATGCAATGGTCGATGACTATAGTCAAAATACATCAAATACAATGTTTGCAAATAGCAAAGACAAAAACATCGTTCCTTCAGTATTTGGTGATGATGATATTACAACAAACGAAGCGTTTACAAAATATGCTATGAGTGGAATAATAAAATCCAGGTATTTATCTGGAATTGGCTCAATAGGTTCACCATCTTATAAACTTTATTTTGATGAATTTGGAACTATTATGAGAGAAGCTGCGTACTTTAATGTTAAATATGACAAAGCATACCCTGCACTTTATGCAAAACTTTCTCCAACATTTAACAATATTCGTGGATATACTGTTTCTGGATTTATAGCAGGATCTTATGGTGCAGAGTTTTTAGTGTTTAATAATACAGATACCGTTTTAAGTCTTGACGAAACTACTGGAAACTATTTAAGAATTCAAGGGGTTACATTTACGCAACAGTCTCAAAATGATTTCACTGTTGATGAATATTTTACCAATATAAGTGATTTTAGTGAAATTCAAATTGGTGATCAGCAAACTCTTGCTGGAGCAGGAATTGCAAAACAAACATTTCAAGATATTAAAAATAGCAGAGCAACCTATGGGAAAAAAGAATTTACTTTACAATCAAATTATATTCAAAATCAAGACAGTGCAAACAATATTATGGAATGGATGATATCAAAAATTACTAAGCCAAGAAAATCGGTGGCAGTTGAAATTTTTGCAACACCAACACTTCAACTTGGAGATATTGTTACAATAGATTATAAGAATGATAACATTAATCAAATTTCAGATTCTTCAACAAGGTTTGTTGTTTATAGTATTCAATATGATAGAGGATTAAACGGACCAACAATGACAGTTTATTTAAGTGAGGTAGGATAACATGACAAGCACTCCAGCACCATCACCAATACCAATTCATATTCCACAAGCGGTAACTATAACAAAACCATCAGCTGATGTAAAAATTGCAACTCCAGATTTAATTCTTCCATTAAAAGAATCTGCTGTTCCAATTGATGCAATGGAAACTTTGATATTTCAAGATATTGGTGGAGAAGAAATATTGAATATGTCTAGAATGGATCTTGTCGGTGAAGAACAAATAGAAAATCAAAATATTCAAGATTTGCAAAACATTTATAAAGACTATAACCCTACAACTATTTTAACTGTTCCAGATGCATCAGATCCGTATTTTAATTCTTTTCAAATTAAATTAAGTGATTTTGAGGTAGATGAATATAGGATAAATAATTCAGGGTATGTTGTTTTTGAAGATACTGTTTTTAATATTATAGATGCTTATAGTTATGAAGAAGTTTTAACTACACCAGAAAGTCCAGACTATCAATTATTAAATGCCAAGATTTTGTACACAACATCTGCCCCTCATGGACTTTCGGGACCAACAGGAGAAACTGCTCAAGATAGATCTTACGTTAAAATTTATGAAATTAATCCAGATATTTTTAATACTAGTGCAGATCAAATTACTTCTGGACAAAATTATGTATATAGCGTTCCAACTCCAACTACTTTTGTAATTGAAAAATATGTATATAAAACCTATGAATATCAACAACCAAATATTGCTTATGTTGATCTTGAAACTGGAGATTTAGTTATAGAAATAGGAAATGTTTCTGACCAGGTAACTGTAGAGTTAGAAATTTGGGATGCAGAAAATATTTCAAATAGTTCTAAAAATAATTATGATGCTAAATACATACTTTAACTTTAAAATAAAATAATGCACGGGACACTTGTAGTATAATAGAAGAACAATGATTACAAAAACAGGAAAAGATATTTTGACTAAGTACCTTCTTGGTCAGACGCAAAGCTATGCTTCTTATATTGCACTGGGTTGTGGTCCAATACCACAACACAAAAATGATATTCAAATTAGTTCTTATAAAGTTTTAAACAATGTTGCAACAATGACTACACTAACGACTCATAATTTTATAGTTGGAGACATTGTTACTGTTACAGGTGTTTCACAAAGCATTGACGGAACGTATATTATAACAAGCATTACTTCAGATAAAAGAAAATTTTCATTTTTAATTGTTTCTTCAAATGTTTCTGATGGTACATCTCCAAGTTCTGTTGCTGCTATTGCATCTGTAAATATTGATAATTCAAATAAAATGTCTTTAGATTTTGAAATGTTTAGAGTACCAATTATAAGTAGAAGCTCTACAACTAACGAACTTGGAGCGACAACAATTTCTATGTTAGCAGAGTTGCCATCACAAAATATTTATAACATAAGCGAAATAGGAATTTATCCATCAAGCTCTAATCCGTCTGCAGGATCTCAAAATAGTAAAATGTTGTTTTCTTTTAATCAAACAGAAAATTGGGAATATCATAATGATACTTCTACAAACTCTACAGTTTTATTGCCTATATCGTCACCGCTAGATACTGACTCTGACAATATTATTAAAGACAGTTTTACTGTTGGAGGAATTAATGGGGTATCAGATATTTTTGCAACTACAATTAACAATAAAATATTTTCAAATGATGACAGAAAATCAAGGTATGAAGATTGTAGGAATGCAAATAGCTCAATTTTAATTCGTGGAGACTCTGCTAATCATATTCATATTAATGGAATAGATCTGTCAAGTCTTTCTGGTACAAGTGAATCAGTTAATGAACTAAGACTTGCATTTTCAGTTATAAATAAAGAAGGTGCTGCAAGTGGTAATAAAAATATAACAGTTGCTCAACCTGGACTTGTAAAAATAACTTTAGAATTTGCTACAACTGAAGGTAATTTACCAAATACTCAATATGAAAATATTAAATTAGATGCATCAATAGCTTTTAATGGAACAAACAATTTTACCAAAAATAGATATGTTGTTATTTCTAAAAAAATATCAGAATTAACAAAATCAAGTACTAATTTTTCTTGGAAAAATGTAAAACTTGCTAAAGTCTCAGCTAGTGTATATGGAACCACTGTTATAGATTCAAATACTCTTACAATTGGACCTGTAAGCTATGTTGGAAATAAATATATTGCAACAATTCAAACATCTAATTCATCATCATTTGCTAAAGGACAATATGTATGTTCTTTTAATGATGGTGGAAATCTTGGAACAGAAGATGTAACTATAGAGTCTACTGCCGCTGGTGCAATAACAATAATTTCTTCTGGTGTAATAACTGAAGGAAGTATTGTTGGTCTTTATAGTGTAGATCAAACAACTTCTAATAAATTTTATGTAATGCTTGATGGCGTAAGATTTGAAAATGTTTTATTAGATAATCCAAAAACTGGAAATCCTTTATATGGACTAACAGCTTATTCTCCAATAAATTTTGAAAACAAATCTTTATTGTTTAAAAATACAAACAGCAAAAACTATATAGAGTTTAATTTTAACATTGGTTTAACAAACACTGTTAAGGGGAATATTATTTAATGGCAATAAAAAAAACAATTAGGATTCCTGAGTCAGAGTTACCTAGTAAAAACAATATAGATAAAATTGAATTGATAGATTTAGGTGGAAAAAATCCTATTGTTTTTAAGTCAAGATATTTTTCTAGCAGCATTGCAACAGAG